CCAGAAGCGGTTGGTCGGGTCGCGCAGGATCGCCCCGTGGAAGTCCTGCACCTTCAGCTTCTTCTTGTGCTCCAGGCCGAGCACCCGCCTGAGCGCGCTCATCCCCATCGGCACGACGACCTGCGGGCGGTCCCTGAAGCTCTCCTCCAGGTAGGGGCAGTGCGCCATCGCCGGGTAGTACCAGGGCGCGCGCTCGTCGAACCAGTCGCCCGGCGGATGGCAGCTGATCGTGTTGTGGATGCGGATGGCGTCGCGGCGCCAGCCCAGGAGGTTGAGCAGGCGGCTGAGCATCCCGCCCGCGTCGCCCATGAAGGGGCGGCCGGTGAGCGCCTCGACGGCGCCGAGCGCCTCGCCGACCAGCAGCAGCCAGCTCCCGGGCGGGCCGTCGGCCGGCGCGAAGCCCTCGCCCTTCTCGTCGAGCGGGCAGCCGCGACAGCCCTCAGGATGTGCCAGCCGCCCCATCGTGCTGCGCCTTCTCTCGCCCGAGCACATGCCCGCACGCTGGACACCGTCGCACCACGACAGGCTCGCCCCGGCACGCTTCCCACACGACTTGCTGCCGCTTCGTGAGCGGGTTCAGGCGCCGGGTGCCCGTATCCCGAATCAAGCCCTGGTTCCGCGCCGCGTTCCGCGCCTGTCGGTAGAGCGAATCGTCGCAGTACATCCCGTAGTGCTCCGCGAACAGGTCACGCAGTTCGTAGTCGGCGAGCGGCCCGTGGGTCTGGTGGAGCTGCACCACGAGGTCGCCCGCGCTGGCGAGTTTCTCGCGGTCGTAGGCCGCGCACGCGGCGTGGGCGGTCGCCGGGTCACCGTGCCGCGCCCGCAGCACGATGTCGTCCGGGTCGACTGGCGGCAGCGGGTCATCGGTGTCGTTGCTCATCAGCTCCTCCGCCAGCCCTCATACCGCCGACTCACCCGCGCCGGCCCGCGCTCGACCGCCGGCCGACTCCTCGCATACCTGATGTTCTCGACCGCCCGCCGCTGCGCCTCGCTCACCGCGCGCCGGTGCTCGATGGTCTCCTGGATGCCGCTGAGCGTCTCCTCGGCCCAGAGGTAGCGGTCGTCCCGGCGCAGCTCCTCGATGTCGGCGACGATCCCCTTCCAGTCGAGGCCGCTGTCGCCGTCCTCCTGGTGCGGGACGATGGGCCGCTCGTCGAGCGGGCCGAGGTCTTCGATGCGTTTACCCATCGCTTCAGCCCTCTTTCTGGGTCCAAAACGCAGTCGGTGTAACTACCAGGAACGGCAGGACTTAACCTATAAGAAGCGTTATGTTAACCTGGCCCTGGACCCCGTAAACATTGGCTAATTTCGCCAATCACCCGCGTTTGGCGGGCCCTCAGTGTCGGATAATTTGGATTACGTTAACGTCTCCGCTATTACCCATCGCGTTATTGGCGTCTTTCCGGCCTGTCTGCTTGGTTAACATAACTGCTGGCGCCCGACCGCGGTGTAGCTATCGCCCTACTACCGTGTCACCATCGCACGTTTTTCACGCCGCGTCCTCAACAATCAGCCACGCCCGCACCGCGACCCCCGTCGTGTCCTCGATCCGAATCGCCGTCTCCAGGCTCGGCCGCGCGATGCCGTGCAGGTACTGGTTCAGCTTAATGCGGCTGATGCCGATGCGGTCGGCCGCCTCGGCCTGGGTCAGCCGCGCGCGCAGAATCCACTGGTCGAGGAGTACGCGGGCCGGCTGCGCTGCCGTCCGTCGCTGCTTGATGCGGCCGTCCTGCGCGGCTCGGCTCGGTCGCGTGCGCCAGCCCCCGCTGCGCAGCCGCGCCTCGACCCGCTCGATCCGATCGACCAGCTCGGGCGCGTCACCGTCCGCCGTTTCCTCCGCGCGCTCGTCTTCGTGTGGTGTAGGCATGGTGGTGTCTCAGCATCCGCGTCTCCTCCTTCGTCGTCGTCGTCGTCGTCATCGTCATCGTCGAGCGCCTAGACCTCCCCATCTCCGCCTTCCCGCCGCGCCAGCCAGGCGTCGACGCGACTCTTCCGAAAGCGGAGTCCGCGCCGCTGCCCGTCTCGTGCGCCGATGTATGAATGCGGAAACGGGTCGTTGGCGTCGTGCATCCGCCGGTGCAGGGTGGACTTCGACATGCCGGTGTACTCCAGCACCCATCGGGTGGTCTTCCAGGGGTCAGGGTTGGTCGTCGCCCCAGTCGCCGGTGGCGGTGTCGTCTTCTTCTGAGCCGTCATCATCACCGTGTCCTTTCAACGTCGTCGTCGTCGCCGGCCAGGATCGGCCGCTGAGGGCCTGCGCTTCCAGGGTCTCCAGCCAGTCGGTGACCCACTCCTTGCGGAAGCGCCAGACGCCTCGGCGCCCGACCCGAATGCCCCGCAGCCGCCCCTCCGCGATCTCGGTGTAGAGGGTGCGGATGTCGATGTTGAGGATCCGCTTGGTCTCCGCGGCGGTCAGCCAGACGGTCTCGGCTGGCTCCGGCGCGGTGGGTTCGGTCTTCGTCGTTGGTTCGGTCTTCGTCGCCTGCTTCGTAGTCTTCGTAGTCTTCGTAGTCTTTGTAGTTCGCAGCCTAATAGCCATAGTGACTGTGACAATACCACGTTTCAGCGCATCTCATAGCATTCTGACGGACACTGTGGCAACATTGCCGCACCCGATCTACCTGTTTTCAGGGAGGCGCGCAAGCGTTTTTAGCGCCGCCCGCTCCGAAAGCGCCACCACTGCACGACCAGGGTGCTCAGCAGCCCGAGCGCGATCGCCGTCAGCAGGTTGCCGCCGATCTCCAGTTCCAGCATTCACGCTCCTCCCGTTCCCCCCTGCTTGATGAGCACCAGGCTGGCCAGGGTGTGATCGTGCCCCAGCCGGTTGCCGTGGTAGGTCCAGTCGATCCCGCCGAAGGCGCGCAGCCCGGCGCGGCGCGCTTCGGCGATCAGCTTCTGCCGGCTGTGGACGTCGTAGATGCGCATCCGGTCCTGATGGCCCTCGGCCTCGTCGGGGCCTTCGGCGTCCCAGTAGGCGAAGGTGCAGAAGCAGAGGCCGCCGGGGGCGAGCATCCGCTCGACCATCAGCAGGAAGCGCATCGGCGCGTCGATGTGATCGAGCACGCTCAGCGCCCACACCGCCGGCACGGTCTGGCTGCCCAGCCCGTCGACGCTGTCGCCGCGGTAGCGGTAGTGCGCCTCGGGGCCCGGCGCCACAAACGGGATCTGCGCGTAGTTGACGCACAGGCTCGACGCGCGCGTCCGCACATGCTGCTCGTCCTGCCAGCGCTGCCAGGTCAGCTCCGCCAGGCGCTGCTGCCAGGCCGCCACGGTCAGCACCCCGGGGAAGTCGCCCGTCAGGTTGCAGGTCCGCGACAGGGCGAGCGGCGACGCCATACCGCATCAGACTCGCTTCTCCAGCACCAGGCTGGCGTAGGTGTAGTCGTGGACCTGCGGGCCGTGGTAGCCGAGGTCGACCCCGCCGAATGGTTGCAGCTGCAACGACAGGGCGGTCGCGCGCAGCGCCGCGTAGCGCTTCGGGCAGAAGATCCGCTTCCGGTGCTGGTGGCCCGCGGCGGTGTCCTTGCCGCAGGTGTTCCAGTAGTCGACCACCAGCACGAGCAGCCCGCCGGGCGCCACCAGACAGGCCAGGTAGTACAGGAAGCGGTCGACCTCGTCGACGTGCTCCAGGACCGACAACCCCGTCACCACGTCCGCCAGCTGCACGCCGGAGGTGACGAACTCCTCCAGGCGCGCGGTGCGGTGCGCCGGGTCGACGACGATCGGGCGGGTGCCCGTCCAGTCGCCGAGCATCTGGTAGAAGAGGCTGCCGTGGCCGCCGACGTCGTAGAGCGGCGAGCGCACCGCCCGGCCGCCGCGCGCCGCCGCCGCCCGCCAGCGCGCCACCGCGTGCAGCGCCAGCGCGTAGACCCAGCGGCGCTGCGGATGCGCGTCGCCGAGGTCGTAGCCGGTGACCAGCGTCAGCTCGCGGTCGAGGGACGTGTAGTCCTCCGGCCGCAGCGTACGACTGAGGAGGAGAGGCTGCGCAGCCATGGCTAGAATCCCACCTCCGACTCGGGAGGCGCTGGCCCCTGCGGCGCGGGCGGCGGCGACGTGCGCTCGCCCCCGGGTGCGGGCTGTACCAGGTCGGGGATGAACAGCTCGCGGAGGAGGGCGAGGTGCATCCGCACCAGCTGCTGGCCGATGGAGTGCAGGTGGATCGTCTGCTCGCTGAGGGCGTGACGGATCACTTTTTCGAGCGTGCGCTCGAATAGCTTCAGCGACAGGTCGAGCGTCTCGCGTGCGGGCGGCGGCGCCAGGGGCTCAGGCGACGAGGTGGAACCGGAGCCAGAGCCGTTCTGCGGCGGCGGCGTCGACGGCGTCGTCTTCCGCGGGCGGCGGTGGAAGCCATGCCTGTCCGGGTGCTCCGTCGCGTACTTCCGAAACGCCGTCATCCCGGCGGCCGTGAAGAAGTACTTCCGGCCGTTGAGGACGGCCTCGAATCTCCCCTCGCGCGCGAAGCGATTGCAGGAGCCCCGGTTGAAGTGCAGCAGCCTGGCCGCCTCCGCCACCGACGTCAGCGGTCCCAGCTGCTTCGGCGATCGCGAGAAGCGGGCGCTCATCGAGTCGGCGAGCGGCAGGTCGGGTGGTTTGGTCATGCATCGCTCCTGTCGTGGTGGTCGGCGTGGTGGTGACCGACGTCTCGGCGAAGACCCGCTGGGCGAGCGCGACAAACGCCCGCTCGCGGTCGAGCCCGAGGTAGCGGCGGCCGGTATTGCGCGCCGCCAGCGGGATGGTGCCGCTGCCCATGAAGGGGTCGACGACGAGCTGCCCGGGCTGGGTGTAGCGCGTCACGAGCGTGACGGCCGCGTCGTAGGGAAACGGATAGGGGTGTTCGCCGCGCAGCGTCGAGCGGATGGGGCGGGAGCAGTCGGCGTGGATGACGTCGGTGCGCGTGGCCTCGACGTAGCGGGGCGGCACCATCAGGGCCGGGTCCGGTTCGGGCGGGTAGTAGTCCTTGTCCTCCCAGACCATCAGCGGGTTGTAGCCGAACGAGACCCGCCAGCCGTGGTAGGCGACGTGCGACTTGACGAGGACGAACTGGTCAGCCTCGTCGAACCAGATCCCCATGTGGCCGACGTACACACGGGATTGGTTGACGATGACGACGCCGCGCAGCGCGACGACGCGTCGGCACTCCTTGTAGACCTCGCGAATCCACGGCCCGTAGGTCCACGACTTGCGGTACTCCTCCCTGACGCCGTTGTAGTACAGGCCCAGGCCGTAGGGCGGGTCGGTGATGATTGCGTCGACGGAATGGTCCGGCTGCGCCTTCAGCCACGCCAGCGCCTCGCCGTGCTGCAGGTTGGGATCGGGCATGGGCACCAGACATTCCTCCCTATTGCGCAGGCCACGCGAACGCGCCCAGGCTGTGCTGTCGCAACGCCTCGCCGAACTGATGCGCGCTCACCGGCACGTAGCCGTATCGGTGTTTCGTCCACTCGTCGAACAGCGCCGTGTTGGGGACGAATCGTCCGCCGTCAAGGCGAGCCTCCACCAGCAGCCGGCTCGGAAAGAACTTCATCAGCTGCCCCTTGGCCAGCACCGCGAGAACGCCCTGGTAGCCCAGGACCTCGATACGCGAATGGAACTCATCGCCCCACAGATTCAGGATCGGGCGCGGGACCGGCGTGAACTGGCACGACTTCCAGAAGTCGAGGAAGAACTCCTCCAGGTCGCGGGGGCACCCGTCCGCTTCCTTCTGCGTGCGGACGACGTGAACGAAGCTGTCGAACAGCCCGGCCGCCTTGGCTGCCTCCAGGAAGCGCGCATTACGGGCAGACGGGCGCTCGGCCCGTTCGCCTGTCGTCGGCGGGTCAAGTTCCATCCCCTTGGCCGTGACCGACAAGCGCACGGCGACCTGGGCATCGCAGGCCGGGCACCGGAAGGTGGGCATGTACTGGATGCCCGTGAGCACGCCTCGCAGGTGTTCCTGCTCCTCCTCGGTCATCAGGCTCCACACGCGCTCCGGGATCGCCGTGCTCATAGCCAGGCCTCCAGGCGCGAGTCGGTCACGCAGCGCTCGATGATGGTCTTTGGACTACCAACCAACCGCAGCCCCGCGGCCGTGCGACAGCGGCTCAGAGCGACGTACAACATGCCCGGCGTCTTGAAGAAGGCGTCGCGGATGTTCACCTGGACGCGGTCGAGGCTCAATCCCTGGCTCTTATGCACGGTCGCCGCATACGCCACCCTGAGCGGCATGTAGGTGATCCCGCCGACCAGCTCCCACTTGCCGTCGATCTTGTCGGCCTGCCCCTTCTCGCGCAGCTCCTTGCGCCGCGCGCTGTCGCACGGGATGCGCACGACGCGGGTGACCGGCTGCACGGTGGTGACCGCGCCGGTGCGCTGCAGCCGCACGTAGGCCGTCCCCTCGACCGCCTCGACGATCTCGCCGAGGTCGCCGTTCACATAGAGCAGCGCGCCGGTGTCCTCGTCGCGGTAGTTGCTCAGCACCATCACCAGGGCGCCTTCCTTGAGCTGCAGCTCCGCCGGGATGCCCCAGGTCGCGGGCGGCTTATCGAGCCGGCCCCACTCGCTCCGCAGCTCGCCCCAGCGCATCGAGGCGAAGCGGAGCGGCTTCCCCTGCAGCTGCGACAGGCGCAGCGTGTTGTAGCGGTCGACCGCTTCGTTCTTGGCGACGATGGTCGGACCGTCGTAGCGGTCGTCGGTCTCCTGGCAGATGGCCTGGCGGTCACCGAAGTACGCCGCGACCGCCGTCCCGTCGCCCCGCCGCGCCGCGCGCAGCATCTCGATGAACTCCGCGTCGGCCTGCCGGCGGATGTCGGTGAGGGTGACGATGTTGGGCGCGAAGCGGCTCCACTCCGGCGACTCGAAGGCATAGCTCGCCTTGACCGGCGAGAGCTGCAGGAAGTCGCCGACCAGCGTCAGGCCGAGCGCCGGAGGCGTGTCGTCGTCGTCCGGCGTCCACTTCCCCAGCACGTAGCCGCGCCCGTTGACCTCCTCGATCGCCTGCACCAGGAAGGTGAGCTGGTCGGCCGGCAGCATCGAGACCTCGTCGAGGACGAGGCGTCGCACGCCGGCCTTCCACAGCCGCCCGAGCTTGGCGGTGATGAAGCCGTCGAGGAACTTGTCCTGCAGGCTGGCGGTGTCGAAGTAGCCGAGGACGCTGTTGATGGTCTCGCCGCCGCAGTTGATCGCCGCGATACCGGTCGTGGCGCAGAGCAGCACGCCGCGCTCCTCGTCCGCCCAGGCCTTGGTCGCGAAGGTCTTGCCGCTGCCGGCGGCGCCGGCCAGATACGTGTAGGTCGGCACGGGCGGCTCCCAGAGCCCGCCGCCGGTCGTGGGTGGTGACTCCCGCCGCCGCCGCGCCACCGGAGGCGGAGCCGCCCGCTCCTCGACCGGTGGGGACACGAGCGGCGGCGGGGTCGCACCCGGCCCGATGCGCAAGGCTGCGTCAGGCGGGGTGACCTGGCGGATCACGGCTCGGCCTCCAGCGTGAGGACCTCGCCGCACTCGGTGCAGCGGAGGACGAGAACGCGCCCGCCGTCACGCACCTCCAGCAGCTCGCACGGCTCCCAGTCGAGCCAGTGGATCAGGCGGTGGTGCGCGTGCGCCAGCCAGGCGCGCAGCGGCAGCGTCACCGCTCCTCCGGCTGATCCGGCTGCTCCGGGCGAATGCGCTCGGCGCGGTGCCCCTTGGCGACGACCCTCGGCTCGAAGGCGACCAGACTCCCCTCTTCGAGGGAGTCGATCGGCATCTCCAGCCCGCTGGCGTGGAAGAAGTAGTCCTTGCCGACCTCGCCGCCTTCGGTACAGCGGATGAAGCCGAAGCCGCGTTCGGCGTAGACCCGGTAGACGCGGCCGCGCGCCGTCGGCGCGGATGTCGCCGCTGTCGCCACCGGCTCGGACAGGTCGTCGTCATCGTCGCGGGCAGTCTTGGTGTGCTTCCCAGCCACGGTCGCCTCCGTTGCGTCGATCGCCATGTCAGTTGTCCTCAGGACGGGCGGGGGCGGTCCCCCGCCAGCGGGTCCTCGACTGCGACTGCACGTCGCCGCTCTCGGTCAGCGCCGGGTCGTGCGCGTCGAGGAACTCCTGCAGCAGCTCGATCACCGGACGCAGGTGGTGCCCGGCGATCCGAATCAGGTAGCTGCCACAGAAATCACAGTCGATCTCCAGGTCGACGTAGAGGAACGGCCGGCCCTCCGGCGCCGTCTCCGGCGGCTCCACCGTGATCGCACGGCCGGTGACCAGCGCCCTCTTCACGTCAGGACACCGGCGGTGTCGACACCGCGGCCTGGCCGTCGGCCTTGGGGCTCTTGGTCGGCGCCGGCTTCTCCTTCACCGGCGGACGCGGCGGCTGCTGGCGGCGCTTGATGGTCGCCTGCGCCAGCGCCAGTGCTTGGAGTGCCAAGGACAGCTCCGTCGTCTCGAAGTAGTGCAGGACGGCGAGCACGGGATTCTTTGGCTTTGACATGAGTGCTGACTCCTTTCAGCCAGTCACGAAGGGCGGCGGTGCTCTTCAGCACCGGGATGGCGTGCGCGCGGGCGACGCGGACCTCGGCCCGGGCGCCGGCTGACAGCTCCCAGTCCGGGGTCACCAGCACCGCATCGCAGCGCCTGAGCATGGCGAGATCGCCACGCAGCCAGAGGTCGTCGGCGGCCGCGCCCTGGAAGAAGCGCGTGTTGGTGTGCGGGCAGAGCGCGGCAGCGCCGAGCAGCCAGACCTCCAGGGCCAGGCGCTCGGCGCGCCGGATGTTCTCCTCGATCGCCCAGGCGCTCGGGCCGCGGAACGGGCCGGCGATGTAGACGACCTTCATGCTTCCGGCTCCTCCTCCACCTCCGAGGCGGGGTCGTGGAAGACCACCGCCTTGATCGCCCACATCGCCGCCTGCTCGTTGTTGGTGATCGCAATCGAGTACTGCCGCGAGGCGGGGCACACCTCGTGGATCAGCCGCTCGCCCTCGGAGAAGTGCGCCCGCAGCCGGTTGATCTTGGCGAGCCCCTCGGGCGACGGCTTGTGGTAGGCGTAGGGTTTGTCGATTGGCATCACAGCTCCTCGTCGCGCGGTCGCTCGTGTTCGAGCATCTTCAGGTAGTCGCTCGGCGACAGCCGGTGGTCGAGCAGGTCGCGCGCGTTCTGCAGCGCCACGCGGTACGACGGCCAGTCGGTGTCGCGCGTCGGGCATTCCTCGACCAGGCGCCGCAGCGCCACCTGCAGCACGACCTGGTAGGCGACGATCTCCTCCGGGGTGCGGCAGTGTTCGAGGGTCATGGTCGCAGGTTGTCGAGATTGGCCCACGCCCGCAGCGAGGCGCCGCACTTGCCGCAGTCGGTCTCGAAGGGGACCTGGCCGCTGGCGTCCTTGCTGACGTCTTCCTGGTAGTAGCTCTCGCCGCAGCCCTTCTTCCCTTCGATCACTTCCGTCTGCCCGTCCGGTTTCTTCACGCGGATGTCGCGGTCGCGGCTGCACTTCCAGCTGTACTTGATGTCGCCGCCGAACTCCCGGCCGCCGTGGCGCTGCACCGCCGCCATGTACTCGCGGTTGCTGCGCGGCTTGGTCTTCTCGCCGAGCGCCCGCAGCAGGTAGTCGAGGTCGCTGGCGATGACCGCCTTGCCCTTGCCGCGCCCGCGCTCGATATTGGTCAACCGCGTCTCGAACGGCTCCTGGTTGTGCAGGCCCTGCGGGCTCTGCACGATCAGCAGCGGGTGGTCGCGGTCGAAGCTGGCACGCACGCGCTGCGGCGGGGTCTTCTCCGGCACGTCGATCAGATCCCAGATGGCGCTCATGTCCCGCGGCAGCAGAAAGCGGTAGGGGCCGGGAGGCGGCGGCGGCGCCCAGCTGCCGAACTCGGGGAGGTCATCGAGCCCCTCGCCTGCCGTCGGGAGGGGTTCATCCTTGAGCACGCCGGCCAGTTCACTCATGCTCTTGCCCACATCGCACCTCACAATCAACATTGATCTGAATCAAACATCGAACTGGGGCTACCCGCCCCCGTGGCTCGTTGTCGTCATCGTCGTCGTCGTCGTCGATGCAGGTTCAGGCCGTCGGTGGCGTCGAGGCGCCCGGGGCGCGAGCCGGCGGCCGCATTCCTGGTGGCGGCGGTGGCCCTCCGGGCGGAGCGGTCGGGGCGGTGTCGAGAGGCGTGGCCACGTCGTCGGCTCCGTCGAGCGGCAGGGGCACGTCGATCTCGTTGGTCGCTGGTGCCGGTGTCGGCTCGGCGGTGCGGCGCTTGCGCGGCATGGCGACCGAGCGCGTCGCGACCGGCGCAGCGGCCGGCGCTGGCGTCGGCGCGGCCGGCTCCGGCAGGCGCGGCAATGGAAGCGCGCCAGCGGCTGCGGCGGCTGGCGCCACGGTCGTCGGCGCCGCCGGCACCGAGAACGTCTCGCCGTATTCGGTTGGAGTACCAGCGAGTCCCGGGGCGCCGGGCACCTCCTCGGCCAGCGCGCGGCGCAGGTCCTCATCGAGCAGGCGGAAGACGAGCCCGAGGTTGGCCTGCTGCCAGGGCGCGTCGAGCGGGTCGACCAGCTTCTCCGGCAGCCCCGTCGGCGAGGCGCTCGTCTTGAGCAGGTGCCGGCGATTCTGCGGGTCGGTGAATGGACGCAGGTAGAGGACGAAGTGCTCGCGGCCCTGGTCGTCGGCTTCCTTCCCCATCTCGTAGACGTTGCCGAACCAGGCACTGGCTTCGTCGGTGGCGGCGCGCCCGGGCAGCTTGGCGCCGACGATCGGCAGCCCGCCCTCGTCGGTCGCTTCCATGCTGAGGGCGGTGAAGACCGGCCCCTCGACCAGGTGCGGAATGCTCAGCGAGTTGTTGACGAACTGCTGCCCGCGCGTCTGGCCGAAGCCGACGTCCGCGCGGTTGTTGCCTCCGAGCTTGATCGAGCCGCTGACCACCACGCCGCCGAAGGCCGGCTTCTCGCCGCCGATCAGCCCCTGGCCGCGACTGTGATCCATGTGCTCCATCACCACGCCCGTCATGCTCGTCAAGCCGTCGAAGGCGACGCCGCCGACCGCCTCGAAGCCCCTGGTGCGGTGGACGTCCTCGACGACCGTCAGCTCGCCGAGCGCGTGCAGCGTCTTGCACGTCGCGCAGTAGGTCGGCCCGACCTGCGCCCGCAGCGGCAGCTGCGCCAGCGGCGTGCCCGACTTGCTGCAGAGGACGCGGTAGACGGTGGTGACGGGCGGGATCAGGTCGACGGCCGGCGAGGTCTCCCCCGTCTCGACGTTGATGGTGCGCGGCCAGTAGCCCTTGCTGGCGAGGTAGAGCGTCTCGATGCCCAGGCTCTCGGCGCTGCGCGTCCGCGCGCGCCAGAAGCGAATCAGCCCCTGCTTCATCAGCTTCTGCAGCTCGGTCGGGATGGCGCCGCCGTCCCACGAGTAGAGCAGCAGCACGCGGCTGTAGGTCTCCCACAGGTACTGCGCGAAGCTGGCCAGGAGCGAGGTCTTGCCGGCGCCTGGTACTCCAAGGATCAGCGTGGCGGTGAAGATGCGACGGAGCGCGTCGGACATGACAGCAGCCTCAGACGCCGGACGCCATCGGCGGCGCCGGGGGTTGTGCGCTGATGTGCGCGATTAAGTCGTTGACTTCCTCCGGCGAGCACCACTCGCCGCTCTCGACCGCCTCGGGCATATCCGCCAGAATGCGGTTGCGAAACAGCTCCAGCGCGGCGATGAGCGTGCGCTGCACCTTGCCGGCGGGATCGAAGACCTCGCGGCTGTCGCGGCGGCGGGTCTGCTGCAGCAGGGCCGCACGGGCGGCGTCGATGCCGGCGGCGTAGCCGGCGGTGAAGGCCTCCTCGATGGAGGCCTCGGGGTGCGCGTCGAGCCAGCGGCTGGCGAGCGAGGCGCTGAAGGACCCGGGCGACTCCCCTGCCGGGGGCGGCGGTGGCAGCTCGGCGCGGCGTCCCGGCTGGCCGGCGCCGCAGCTGCTGCAGCCCTGGCCGAGCGGCCCGGCGTTCTCCGCGCCACAGGCCGGGCAGTTCCAGCCGACCAGATCCTGTGTGGCGTAGTGGCGCGACCCACCGACTGGCATTACGGCTTCTCCTCGACGACGCGCGCGTTGTCCTGATCCTCGAACCAGTCTTCGATCGCCTGCTGGATCGCCAGCGCCAGGGACCGCACGCGTTCGGGGGGAGCCGGCGGCGTTTCCTCTGCGAGGAAGACCCTGGCAAGGTCCGCAGATCGCGGGTCGTAGGTCGTCACCACAGTCATCGTTCGTCCTCCTCGTCGACTTCCGCCGCTTCCGCCGGCAGCAGCCCGCGTGCGATCGCCTGCTGCAGCTCGGGCGCGTGGTGCGGCAGGCGCGGCTGGTAGTGGCCACTGCCGATCGGGTCCTCCCAGCCGGTGTGGCGGTGACAGATCGGCACGAACTCGCACTGGTGGTCGCGACCAAACGGTCGGCAGGCCCAGCTCGCCGGCACGAGGTGATCGAGCAGCGCCTGGAAGCGCGGGTCGGCCCAGGCGAGGCCCTGCATCTGCTGCGCCTCGTAGAGCGCCCAGAGGGTCTCCTGCCAGCTGTGCTCCTCGCCGAGGAGCCCGCGGCGCAGCGACTGCAGCTGGGCGTCCTGGCGGTTCATCGGGCCGAGGATGAAGCAGGTCTTCTCCAGCAGGCTCCCGGGCAGGAAGCGCACCCAGAACTCCTCGGGCGTCATGTCCGGGTCCTGCGTGTGGTAGGCGCGCCAGATCGGCCAGTCACTCTCCGCCAGCTCCCAGACGCCGGTGCGCCGGTGCGCCCGGCTCTTGCGCTTGACCTCCCCGTCGTCGGTCACCCACTCGTAGCTCGGGAGCCAGTCCTCGGGCTGCATCGGCGGATTGCCCGGCCGGCGGTAGCCGTAGCAGAGCGGCGACTGCTGGCGCTTCCTGAGCGGGTCGTCCTCGTCGTACTTGTCGCGCTTGCGGCTGCCCTTGCTGAGGCCGACGATGTACAGCTCGGTGACCTCGCGGCCCCAGAGCGGCTCGGCGTCGAGCGTGCCGAGCCCGAGCTGCGGGTCGGTCTCCCACTGCTCGACCCAGGCGTCGCTCTCCCAGCCGGTGGTCTTGCACTCGAAGTAGGCGAGGCTGCCGCTGCTGCGGTGCTCGGCCAGCAGGTCGGTGCGGATCTGCAGCGCCGTGCCGGTGCAGCCGCGCCGGAGGTGTTCGGCGGCGTCGAGCGGCGGCGCGCCGCAGCCGCATTCGAGGAAGTGCAGGCGCTCCTCCTCGACCACCCGCACGCGGTAGCGCTCCAGCAGCCAGGGGAAGAACTTCAGGCGCAGCGCCCAGAGCAGCCCGACGATGAGCGAGCGCTGTTCGAGGATGGTCTCTTCGGTCTGCGCGCTGCCGAGGATGCCGCGGTAGCCGCGCGCCTCGACGCGGGTGACATACCCGTCGCAGACCGCCTGGATGATCGCGCGCGTCTCGTTCAGGTCGGGGAGGCGGTCGTGCTGCGCCGCGATGCGGCTGAAGCCTTCCAGGCCCTGGTGCGCGGCGATCCCCGTGACCAGCGGCAGCGATTCGCGCCGAGCGGTGAGCCCGTAGCCGGTGGGGCCCGCGTGATAGGTGAGGTAGCGGGCGCGCTTGCAGCGACTGGCGCCGAGCTTGAAGCGGCTGCGGTCGGTGTACCACAGCAGGGGCGCCGGTGCGCGAGGAGATAGAGCTGCCGCCGTCGGTGACGTCATTGTGACCATCGCCTCCGTCGTCGTGATCGTTGTGGTCGCGAACCCCTAACCCGTCGATCGTTCCCTGGGCGAACCGGACTCAGTTCGCCGCGTCTGGTACGCCGCCAAGACTGGGACGCCTCGGCGGAGCGAGCATCAGACTGCCGTGTGACGATCTTGTCAAGCGGTCGTGCCCCTGAGATGTCTGCGGGTGTCTGGGGGTGTCAGGAGTACCAAGCGATTTTGCCGGCAGGTTATTCAGGAGGGATTCGGGCCGGACTGAGCCGGCCCGATGAGCTGGATTGCGCCGAATTACCGGTTATGGTGGACTCGTGCGCGGTGCTCCTGTAGTTCTACGACGCCTCGTGCGCCTTGCTGCGCGCTACTGCGCCTTCGGCGGCAGGGTCCAGACCGCGGCGAACGCGCGCCCCTTGGACTTGGCGCCCAGGTTCTGCAGGCGCAGCCGTAGCGTCTTCGGCATCCACAGGCGCTGCGCCTTGAGCCGCGCCTTCAGGTCGCGCACGGTCTGCGGGCCTTCGAGCAGCGCCTCGCGCAGCGCCGCGTCCAGGCGATCGGAGTCGCGCACGATGGGCGTCCGCTTCGTCGGCTTCGTCGCCGTCGTCTGCCCGCGCATCCGCGTCGCGGCGCGCAGCTTCCCGTTGAAGCTCGCCTGCGCCCGCGCACCCTGGTCCTCCTCCAGCACCGCCGCCGCCAGCTCCAGGCCCTCGGCCTTCTTCCGGTACTCCGCCGCCTTCAGTCGCAGGCGTTCGCCCATCGTCGTCATCGTCGTCGTCCCTCCTCTCCTGGCCTCTCCTGTCTCAGTGTCTCAGTCTCAGTGTCTCAGGCTCGTCGCCGCCGACCTCTGGCGTCCTGGTCGCGCTCGCGCTCGCGCCGCAGCTGTCGCGCCTTGTAGGTGTCGAAGGTCACCAGCTCCGGCCGCCCGGCGCCGTTGACCTCGGCGTGCTTCTTCGCGTAGCTCTCCAGCGGCGAGGTGCCGCCGATGCCGCGCGCCTCGAACGCCGCGCCGAGCACCGCGATCGCCACCACCCCCAGGTGCGGCAGCGCCAGCTCCTGCGGCGAGACCTCCTCGTAGAGCTGTTTGAGGTTGCGGACCTTCAGGGCCTTGACGGCATGCGTGAGCAGCCGCGCCGCGTGGAAGTTGAAGCAGTCGACGTGGGCGAGATCGGCGCGGGTGAAGCGGTCGGAGCCGATCTCCAAGACCGGGAGCTTGGCCGCAGCCTGCAGCTCCCGAACGGTCGTGGTCCCGAGGATGGTTGTCGCCAGATTCATGCTGTCTCCTCTTCAACGTCTACAGCCCCAGGCGGCGAGCCGGTGGGGTCGGGCTCCCCGGCGGCGCCCTTGAGTGCCCCCATCACGCCCAGGACTCCGACGTGGGTAATGCGGTCGAAGAACAACCGCAGCGCATCACGCAGTTGATAGGCTTCCTCCGGTGTCTCACACTCCAACATCCAATGCACGGCCGGCCAGGAGCGGTACTGCCCGATGCGCTTGGCCGGCGAGGCGGACTCGTCGTCGGTCGCCGCGCGGCCACGCGGGCCGGCGCCCGGCGTGACCATGCGCAGGATGGCGGGGTGAACACGAATACGGATCGGTTTCCCGGGCCGCTCGGCCCAGGCTTCGCGGATCGGTCGGTTCGGATCGGCGAGGTCGCGCACAAAGGCGCTCTTCATAGGGGTGTCCTCCTGGGCTCCCACTGCCCAACACTCGATCGGGCGTGCCGGCGTTCACCCTATGCACAACGATGGCTAGTTGTCAAGCAGGCTCGGCAGGAGTCTCGGGCGGGGTCTAGTGGTCGAGTCGGTCGACGCTACTAGATGCGGGGGAGGCTTGATTTTGCCGGCAAAGTGGGTGTAGAAGAGGCCGCTTCCGCTCGGTAACGGGGGGATGACGGCTGCCTGAACCCGGGCACCTGGAGGTGACCAATCCCCAGGTACCCGGTGCGTGACGACAACCATCCGAACCCAAACGCGGAACAGACGACGACGACGACGATCACGACGACGGGTTGAGTTGGAGGCCCAGACTCGTCCTTCTGCAGATCGGAGTCGTCCCTATGAGCAATACGACACTTGCGTCAGGTTGTCAACTCCCCACCCTCCTCGACCCCCTCCTCGATCCCCTCCCCGACATCATCCCGGCCGGTGGCATCTCCCTCCTGGCTGGTGCGCCTGGGGTCGGCAAGACGGCCCTGCTGGCCGCCCTGGCCCGGGACTTCCGCGACGGCCGGCCGATCTTCGGCCACCAGCCGACGGCGATCCCGGCGATTGGCGTCGTCAATGCCGACCGCGGCTGGGCGCGCGGCGCCGGCTGCTGGTTTGCGCGGGTCGGGTTCCCCGACGTCCGCTACTACTCGATGACCGACGATCCGACCTTCGACCCCCGCATCCTGCGGCGCAAGTTCGAACGGACGGCGCGGCTCTTCGAGTTCGTCGACCGCCTGCAGCTGCCGCCGGGCAGCCTCCTCTTCGTCGACCCCATCGCGCTCTTCCTGGGCGGGAACCTGCTGGACTACGATACCTGCGCGGTCGCCTGCCTGGAGATTCGGACGCTGCTGCGCCAGCGCGCCCTCACGCTGATCGCCGCCGTCCACGCCGGCAAGATCAAGGCGGCCAAGCAGGAGCGCTACCTGCGGCTGCAGGACCAGATCCTCGGCTCCACCGCGATCTTCGGCTTCAGTGACACCCAGCTCTATCTCGCCTCGCCCGAGGAGCTGAAGCGCTCCTACTACGGATTCCTCTGGCAGAGCCATCTGGTACCCCCGGAGACGTTCGCCCTGGAGCGGGACGCCCACGGGTTGTTCCAGCTCTGGACCGGGGCCGACCGGGGGAACCAAGCCAAGGTGCTCGCCCTGTTCCCCGAGAACGGGGACGAGATCACCTTCGGGGCGCTGCTGGAGCTGGCCGAGGGCGTGCCCCTCTCGCGCAAGACGCTGCAGCGGACCCTGGAGGCCCTGGTCGAGAGCGAGCAGGTGGTCAAGGTCCGACACGGCGTCTACCGGCGTGTCGTCCGCCACTGATCGCCCGGAGCCCCTACCGACTTCACCGACCGACTTTCGCCCCCCGCCTGGTACGTACGGGAGGGGGCGAAGAAACGGTGCCCCGTTGGGGGGTGGATCGGTGGCCTTTTGTGTTCCCGTAGTACATATAGTGTCCGAGAAAGGGTCAGCAGAATTGTAAGTGACCCTTTCAGCCGGTAGGGTCAGTAAAGGGCCAGGGGGGTCGAGCCTTTATAACCTCTTTCCGTTCTGTGGGTTACTGGCGAAAAGGTCACCCTTCTCCCCCTCTGCCGGGCACCTTCTCTTCGCCTGGGCTAGATCTCCTCCGGTTTGGGCGGGACTTTCGCCTCCTCGCCCCAGGTCTGCGAGGCCATCCCATGCACCGGGCACTCGGGCACCGGCAGCCCGATGTCCGGGCAGCTGCAGGGCTGGTCGACCGCGAGGTTGACCGGCTCGCCCCCGGCTCGCCCCGCCGCGAGTTCCTTCTGCGCGAACCAGCCGCCGGCCGCCCGGCGGATCTCGGCCCACTGCCGCTTGCTCGGCAGGGTATCGGGCGGCGCCTTGGTGATCCGCCACATACCCCACTTCACCGGGTAGAGGACGAGCCCCGCAATGTAGGTGCGCTCGCAGTAGGGGCAGACCAGCCGCTGGCTGTAGGGATTCCACTTCAGCTTCCAGATCGAGGCGGCCAGACGCGCCTCCTTGGCCTTGTCGCGGCGCTTGGACATGGAGTGCGCCATGTAGGGCGGAACGAGGCGGGCATCGCTGCTGGTGTGAATCATCCGCCCACAGGACGGACACTCGCATTCGAAGCGGTCGAGGCGAGCGAAGAACCGGGTCGAGGGGGGCATTGTCGGAACGTGCGGCATGGCGTGCAGAGCCTCCTTCGCGCGCCAGTGTAGCGCCACCTGCCGCCATCGCCACGGGCCTGGGGCACAACTTGCCTCGCAGTCGACCCAATAAGCCAGTAGGAGCGGTAGACCCAGTAGACCAGTAGGTGCGCGTACGTACGCTCCTGGCCTGTAGAGCCAGTAGGCGTACGTACGGTACTCGCCGGTGGGCCGGTGGGGTCAGTAGGCGCGGGGGCGGTAGCTGGTGGCGACGTCGAGGGTGCGGCGCAGGGATTGGTAGGCCGCGTCAGCTTGTTGGAGTACCAACCAGCGGCTGCGCGGCAGGGCCGCCTCGGCCGGCATGTGGGTGTCGAAGTGGGTGCAGCCGAAGGGCGCGACCGGGTGGATCGTGCAGCGGTCGGAGGCGTCGAGGAACACGCAGCGGCCGTGGCGGAGCTTGGGCGTGATGGTGCCGACACGGGCGGTCTGGCCCGTGCGGCTGTTGGCGATGAGGGCGCCCGGGCTGGCCCAGAACCTCGCCAGGACCGTACGCACGGGCTGAGCGAGGTAGGCGGCGATGCGTTCGACGTCGCCGGGGGCGCAGCTGCCGGGTTGGGAGTGACAACAGGCCACGCAGTCGGGGCAGGCGCAGCTCGGAGTGCGCTCGAAGGGAGGGGCGCTCATAGCTGGCTCCACAGGATCCAGAGGTAGGTGGCGACGAGGAAGCCGGTGTGGATCGCCGTTGTCGTCTTGAGCGTGTGCAGCTCGCGCGAGAGCCGGCCTAGCTCGCGCTGGACGTCGCGCCACTCCTCGCGGTCGAAGGGCGGGGCGCTCATGCCCAGCCCCCGCAGCCGCAGCGGGCCTTGCGGCACCGGCCGGCGACGTGGAAGCGGCGCAGGTGGCCACAGGTGCGGCACTCCTGCAGATCGGCCGTGTCGAAGAGGCCCTGGGCGGCGCGGCGGAGGCCGGGGGTCGCCTCGGCGAGGGTGGCCGCGTCGTCGCGGGCGCCGGCTGCCGCCTCCTGCTGGTCGCGGGCGATGGAGCCCAGGACACGCAGCAGCGAGTCGGCCAGGGCCTGGACCTCGGGGAGGCCCAGGCTGAAGGTGCAGGAGTCCACGGTCAGGCGGAAGCGCCCGGGGACGCCCAGGACGCGCTCGATGCGGGGCGGGGTGCTCATGGCGTGGCCTCGTCGTCTACGACGGTGTAGCCGTGGGCTTCGGCCCAGGCACGAGCGTCGGCCAGGGCGGCCTGAGTGAAGCCGTAGGGCCGGATGCCGGTCGTGTGCAGCGGCGCGTGCCCCCTGGTGGTGACCACCTGCGCGCAGGTGCCGAAGCGCTGGCCGACCTCACAGATACACAGGCGCACCGTTCTCGTCTTGGTCGTCTTGGTCGTCATCGTTCGCTCCTCTCGTCGTCAGTGTCGGCCGCACGCGGGTTCAGCGCCGCCCAGGCGGCCACATCCTTGTGCCCCTGGGTGTCCCAGTCGGCCGGCCAGCGGAACGTCTCCCAGCTGCAGCGCCGGCCGTCGCGGTAGCGGAAGCTGCAGGCGAGGTAGTCCTCGCCCTTCCGCCCGTAGTGGAAGAGCACCGTGCGCCGGCTGCACGACGGGCAGCGCGTGTAGTCGCGCGCGGGGCGGCCGGTCATGGCTGCTCCTTCCGTACGATGCGGTAGCCGGCCTTGTGGGCCGCCCGCGCGAAGTCGCCCGCGCAGCGATGCGTGCAGAAGTGCGTCGAGCGTACGTGGTAGGTGCCCTCGAAGACGCGCCGCACCAGCTTGGTCCGGCTCGTCGTGCGGTCGTAGATCGATTCGACCGACGGCACCAGCGGCTTGTTGCAGAACGCGCAGCGGGGCCGCTCTGCGATGGGCGGCAGCCCCTCGATGGGCGGCCGCCGGTTGTGCGGGTCGGTGATGCGGCGCAGCTCGCTGCGCGGCAGCAGGACCTTGCGGTCGGGATCCCCATCGAGCTGGATCTCGGCTTGGTCCCGCCACAGGTCACACACGCGGCCGATGCTGCCGTCGGCCGTCTTGACCCAGTGTCCGTAGCTCAGGGGCTTCGGTTGGCTCATGGTCTGCTCCGTTCGTGGTCGTGGTCGTCGTGGGTCGTCGGTCGTTGGAGTCGCAAGCGCTCCACAGCCGGCCCGCCCTGGGGCTCCAGGCGCGGGCCGGGTCGTGCAACGCTCCGGCCCTACCGCCGTCGGCCGCGCAGGCGCCTCGCCAGGGCGGCGCGCTCGCGGGTGTCATGGTAGGCCTGCTCCTGGCACTCCGATCGCCCACACGTCACGCTGTAGCCCTTGGGGCGCGGTCTGAGGCAGTAGCGGCACAGGCCGTTCACTTGGTGGCAGACGTCGGTCGAGGTCGGCCGGGTGTAGCCCCAGTCGTTCACGACTGCACCTCGGCCTCGGTCGCCTCGGGCTCGCCCGCCGGCAGCTCCAGGCGCGCGGCCGGCTTGGGCTGCGCCTCCTGCTGCCACTGCCAGATCCGCGTGTGGACCGCGTTGACCCCTGACCCGATGTCGTACCAATCCCACCGCGCCGAGTCGTACCTGCGCTCGCCCGGTTTGCGCTCGACCGCGATCCCGTCACAGTGGAGCGCCTCGGCCACCCGTCCGCAGTACTCCGCGAAGCTCCGGCAGTACCCGCGTTGGTTCTCGATGCGCGCCAGGGCCTTGTCGAGCGCCTCCAGCGTCCGCACCATGCGGCGCGCGGCCGCCAGGCCGATCGACGGCGTGTAGTCCTCGTACAGCGTGTGCCAGCCGTACACCGGGCCGCTCTCGCCGGCCTCGCTGCCGCGCAGCTGGCTGCGCTCGTCGCCCTGGCAGCTGACGCGGAGGCCGCTGAAGAGCGGGCCGTCCCCGTAGTGGTCGTCAATCCCGTAGGGCAGGTAGCCGTGCTGGTTCTCCTGGTCGAAGCGCTGGGTGGTGACTCTGCCCTTCAAGTGGAAGTAGCCGTACTCGCGGCTCTCGGTGATCACGAGGTAGCGCGGCTCGCGCGCCTCGTCGCTGCTGCTGATCCCTGGTCGTCGTCTCGCCATGGTCGTCCTCCCTGGTCGTGGTGGTGGTGGTCGTCGTCGTTCGTGGTCGTCGTCGCCTGGAGCTGGAAAGCGCTCCGCGAGAGGCACCGGCCGTGGTCGAGGCCGGCGCCCTCCGCGCAATGCTCGCCCCTACTGCCGGCGCGGCTCGCCGGCCGCCTGGATCGTGTCCCGGTCTGGGATGCGGGCCCTGGCGCCGTCGACGCCGGCCCGGGCGCGCCCGATGTACTGCACCGCGAGGTGCGTGTGCGTGTGCTCGTCCACCTTCAGCAGCTGCCGGGCGGCCGCCTGGAGCTGGCGCGCCGCGTCGTGCAGCACCTTGACGTCGGCGGCCGTCACAGGGCACCGCCGTAGAGCTGCTGGAGCACACGCAGCGCGCCGGCCAGGGCCACCGCGCCCAGGGCCAGCGTGAGCCAGTCGATCAAGTGTCGGGTCGTCATGGGGTCGTCGTCCTCTCGGTTCCAGGGAGCCTGAGCGCTCCGCCGCCGGCAGGGACGGCCGCCGCCCCTGCCGGGTCGCGCAATGCTCAGAGTCTAGAACGGGTCCGCGACCGCGATCGACGCCAGGGCCACCGCCGCCGGCCGGCGCCGCGCGGCCGCCACCGGCACCGCCACCGGGACGGGCACCGGCAGCCCGGCGCTGGGCGCCTGCGGGGCCGGCTTCGGCGTGCGGGGGACCTTGGACCCGCCCGACCCGCCGCTCGTCGTTCCTGGGGCCGCCTGCGCGGCCGGCGGGGCCTCCTGGGCCGGAGCGCTCGCCTGCGTCGCCTCGACATCCTTGGCCGCGTCGCGCCGGGCGGCCGCCAGGGCCCGGAGCAGTCGCTGCGTCTCGGCCAGCCGGCGCAGCGCGCCGTCACTGATGCCGGCGGCCGCCACCGCGTGGTTGACCGCGTCGGCGCCCGCGTCCAGGGCCTCATCCGGCAGCGTGAACGTGACGTCACTGGCGAGCACATACCGGAGCGCCCGGGTGCCGTAGGCCGTCCAGCCCTCGGACGGGTCGCGCGGCGCGAAGTGGGGCGTGATGGGGCGGCCGAGGCCGCCGGCCGGCTTCGGGGCCTGGACGGGCGCCGAGGCCTGGACGGCCACCGGGGCGGCCTGGACGGGCGCAGGCGCGGCGATCGGCGCGGGGGTCGGCTGCAGGGCCGGGCAGTCGGCCGCGTCCGCGTGGCGGGGCTTCTGGCCCTGCTGCCACTCGATCATGGTGCCGGCGGGGAACGCCCGGCGGCACGCCGAGCAGTAGCCTGGGAACCGGGCGGGAAGGGTGCGGGTCGTCGTCATTGTCGTCGTCTCCTCGCGTTTCGTACGCCGGTGGTCGGCCGGCGCCTCGTCAGGCCTGTCGATTCAGGCGACGCGCGGCGAGCCAGGGGCGGGGGTGCCCCTGACCCGCCTGGGGCCTCAGGCGGCCACCAGCTGGCGCGCCAGGGTGAACGCCTGCGCCTTCAGCGTCGCGTTCCCGCCGAAGATCGCGCTCTCGTTCGCCCGGTCGCGCCCGGCCGCCGACTTGGCTTCCCCCGGCCGGACGTGGTCGAAGTACTCGACCACGGCGTTATAGGCCGCCCAGGCCGAGGCCTCGCCCGCGCGGACGTTCACCAGCTGATTCGCCATGTCGGCGCCCTTGCCGGCAAAGGTGAGCTGCGCGACCGCGTCCCGGCGCGCCAGGATGACCGGGGCGATCGGCTTGCCGGCGGCCTCGGTGTTCGGGATGGCGGCCTCGATGTACGCCGCCAGCTGCTTGGCGTTCATGGGGTGCTGCGCGAGCCGCGCGAAGGTGTCGCCGGTGGCCTTGAGCGCCTGGGTGAGCTTGGCCAGGATGGCGGCCGCGTCATCGAGCCGCTGGGAGGCCGAGGCCGTGTGCCGGATGGTGAACCACGCCTTGCCCTGGGCGGCGCCCACGGCCATGCCGAGGGTGTTCTGACAGACCACCCGGATCAACGTGCCCAACCCGATGATCCCGGTTGAGCCGTCGTGCGACCAGTGCAGGAGAAAGTAGCCGTTGACGTCGTCGCCGTCCACTGGCGTGATGCGCCCGACGCCGGCCGGCATCCGCAGCAGCATCCAGCACCGTTCCCCGTGGCCCAGGGCGCCCATCGCCGCCGGCCGGCAGCCCATGCCGAGCAGGGGGTCGAGGATGGCGCAGGCCTCGGCGTTCTGGACGGGGGTGTAGGTGCTGCCGACGACGCCGAGCTGCACCTGCCGGCCGCCCTCCTGGCGCACGGTGGCGCGGTGGTCGCGCACCTTGGTGCCGTCGGCGAAGTAGAGATCCACCAGCTGGACGAGGTAATCGAGGTTCCCCATCCGCAGGGCGTCGGCGACGGTCGAGACGTCGACGGTGATGCGGGTGCCGAGCTTGTGCCAGGGGGTCTGGCCCTGATACGCCATGGCGACCTGTCCGTTGATGACTGCGAGGTTGTGTGCCATTGGTCTGCTCCTGTCGTCTGTCGTTCTGTCGGTTGCGTCTGGTGGCGCCGGGTCAGGGCGCCAGTGGGTGTCGTGTCGTCGAATTGAGAGTTTTTGGCTGCCGCCTCTGCCATACCCGTGCCAAAGTGAATGAGACGCTATCAGGCGCTATCAGACGCCATGAACACGGTGACAGGTTGTCAGCGTGTCAAAACTACCGTGTAAGGCAGAGAAAAGTGTCCGTTTGCGCGACAGGCGGCGACTTCCCAGGCGGCCGCCGGCCTCGGACTCTGGTTAACATAACCGAGCTTATGCGACTCCAGGCCGCTAAGTCCTTTAGAATCAGTAGTTAGCGAGCCGAGCCCAGGCGAAAGTAGAGGCGAAGCGCGCCGGCAGCCCGGGGCGCCGGCCGTCCAGGCCTCCCGGCCGCCGGCAGCCTGGGGCGCGCTCGACGCCTGGGGGCCCGGGCGGGGCGGCGCGCCTGGGGCCTGGGGCGCGGCGCCTGGGGCGGCAGGGCGGCGCATTGTCCGCGAGGCCGGCGGCCGGCAGAGTGTCTTCGCCTGCGCCCGATCTCACCGATCTTCAAATTTTTTCGACCTTGAATTTTTCGCTAGCGGGGTCTAGACAGACGCCCACGCCCTCCCCCACCCTGGCGCGGTCATGCTCGACCCCTCGCGCCAGCGCGGCGCGCTCGCCGAACTGCTCGTCGCCTACCGCTTTCTCGAATCCGGCCGCCTCGTCAGCTGGCCGCTCACGCCCTGCGCCTACGATCTGGTCGTCGATACCGGCGACCGCCTCGTGCGCGTCCAGGTCAAGCAGGCACACGAGCACCAAGGCGCCGATCGCCACTTCGGGCACTGGATCGCGCGGCTCACCAAGCGGCGCACCGGCGGGCGCGATCGGGCGCTGGCGGCCGCCGATGTCGACTACATCGCCGTCGTCTGCCGGCCGGAGGAGGTCTACGTCATTCCGGCGCCGGTCTGCACCTCGCAACAGGACGCACGCTGGATCAAGGCACGGCTGGTCATCGGGCCTGAGAGCCACTATCGCGTGTTCCTGAATCTCTTCTCGCTTGGCAACGGCAGCAGTGGCGAAGTCGCCGCGTCGCCGATCGCGCCCCTGCGCAAAGCCGGGCGCTGGGCGGCCGGACCACGTCGCGAGCGGGGGCAGCGCAAGCCGTATCGACGCCTCACCGAGGACCAGATTGCGCAAATTGTCCAGATGCCGGTGCGGTGGTACCGCCGACAACCGCCCGAGGGCCTGATCCCGCTGGAGGATCTGGCCCGGCAGTTCGACGTCTGCCCGGCGACCTTGCGCAATCTCGTCCTGCGCCGGTCTCGCCTCGACCTCCTGGCCAGGGACGCGAGCCCCGAATCGCCTTAGGGGGATCTAGACAACCTGCTACCGCCATGCTTCGCTCAGCAGCGATGCGTCTGGCCAATCGCCTCGCTGGCGCGCTGCTCTTCCGCCGCCTCGCGCGCTCGCTCGACCGCCTCGCCGAGGCGATCGAGGGGCAGCAGACGCTCCTCCTGCGTCTCGTAGACCATCTCGCACCCAACCCCGCCCCGCCCGAGCGCGACGTGCTGCGCGCCGACACCGGCCTCAGCTATCTCGACGACGAAGAAGCGGGCCAGGCGCTCGCCTTCATCGAGCGCACGCGCGCCGCCACCGGCCACACGCCCGACGACGAGGAGGTCATCATCCACCTCGCCGACGAGAAAACGCAGAACCTGGCCGAACGGCTCTCGGTGCGCGAGGCCGAACTGGCGCGCCTGGCGGAGTCGCGCCTGTGAGCGTGCCCAAGCCGCCCCAGATCACCGCCTGGGAGCAGCTGCCGATCGTGCTCCTGGTGCCCGAACTCGCGCTGCTGCTGCGCCGCTCGCCCGGGACCATCCTGCGCGACTGCCGCCGCGGGACGATCGAGCCGAAGCCGTTCGCCGGTCGGCCCTGGCGCTGGAACCGCGACGGCGTGCGCGCGCATCTCGATCGCCTCCACCGCCTGGCCGAGGCGCGCGCGACGTCGCGCCCGCGGGTGAACGAGTCGGAGTCGCCCCTGGCGCCGCGCCTGGTGCTGGAGGCGCGTCGGTGAGCGACGGGGCGCGTCTCGCGGTGAAGCGCCGTCGGCGTCCGCGGCGCCTCATCGTCGCCCCCCTGGCTGCTGACGCCTCCGAGCAGGCGCGCTTCCTGCGCGAGCAGCCGCCCGAAGAAGTGGTACGGCACAGCCCGCCGCCGCCGCGCACCGACTATGCGGCGCTCCAGCTCCTGGGGCACCGCCTCGTCACCCGCGATCGGCGGGAGTAGAGGGTTTTCCGAAGAGGTCCGCTGTGGCGATTACCGTCAATCCCTCGCGCAAGCGCCGCTACAGCGGCCAGGCCGCGCTCATTCCCGCGGCGGTGACCGCCGGTCGGACCTCACCCAAGCGCCGGCAGCTCCTCGCCGAGGAGTCCGCCCTGCAGCACGCCGACGCGATCGCCTCTTTCGTCGATCGGCTCGGGGGCCGCGAGCGGCTCGCCGAGGCGCTGGCCATCGCCGAGACCGCCCCGGAGTGCGAAGCGCTCGTCCAGCACCTGCTCGACCCGCGCTTCCGCCTCTGGTCGCTCCCGAAGGTCTGCGCGCTGGCCGGCTTCACCGTCGCCGATCTCTTCCAGGCCTACCGCAAGGCGACGCTCCTGCGCGCGCACATCGAGGCGACGCACCGCATCGCCGCCAAGCTGGCCCCGATCGTCGAGGACGTGATGGCCCGGGCGCTGCCGCGCATGGAGACCTGCCTCCTCTGCAAGGGGAAGAAGACGCGCCTGCGCGTCGCGGCCGACGGCACTCGCACCCAGATCCGCTGTCCGCAGTGCCGCGGAGTGGGCGAGCGCCGCGTCGAGCCCAGCGCCGACCACCAGAAACTGGCGCTCGAACTCGGCCAGCTCACCGCGCAGAAAGGCGGGGGCACCGGGGTGATCGTCAACCAGCAGAACATCACCGCAGGCGCCGCCGCCGCCCAGGCGAATGCGGCCTCGGCCGGCCCGCTCGAACAGCTCCAGCAGGCGGTCGGCCAGCTGCTCTTCTCGCCCGACCGCCAGCGCGCCTCCGCGACGGTCGACGCCGGGTCGGTGGTCGAGGCACAGACCGTTGAACCTCCAACGACCACCATCGGCGACCCGCCGCCCCCCGAGCCCACCGACCCGCCCGAGGAGCGCGAGCGCGACGAGCCCGACGACGAGCCGGACGACCCGGTCGGCCCGCCGCGAGGAGACCACTGATGGGCCAGCTGATGCCGATGCTCAACCTCGCCGGGGCCGCCCAGTCGCGCCAGCGGATGCAGCCCGGGATGTCGCCCGGGATGCCGATGCGCCCGGGAATGCCCCCGATGCCGCAGCCGGCGATGCGCCCCTCGACCTCCCCGCCCGCGACGCAGAACCAGCCGCAGCTCCAGCTGCACGACCAGCGCGTCCGCAATCCCGGCGAGCGCCTGCGCGGCCAGCTCAGTGGCGTCTTCGCGCCCTTCCGCGGCGGGCCGCCGCTGCCGCCCTCCAACCAGCTGCTGCAGCCGATGCAGCCCCAGGCGATGCAGCCGCAGCAGGGGCCGGCGATGCCCTCGATCACCGGCCCGGGCCAGCAGCAGGCGGCCTTCCCCTTCGGCGGCGAGGACTCCACGAAGTCCTTCTACTGAGTTGAGGCCTCTGGCGTGTATCACCCCGACCTGATCGCCGAAGACGAAGCGGAGATCGTGCGCACCTTCCCGACCGTCTTCCCCTCGGGCGTCTTCCCGACCTACTCGGTCGAGGACTCCGCCGCGCTCACCGCCTCGGCGATGCAGGCCTACGACGACCTCGGCCGCAGCCGCCGCCCGCTCACCGCCGAGGAGAACGCCTTCGTCAGCCACGCCAAGCTGCGCGTCATCTTCGACTTCCCGTGGTTCGCCGAGCGCTTCGTCTGGATCGACGAAGAAGGCCACGGCCTGCGGCGCCTCACGCCCTTCTGGGAGTCGCAGCAGATGGTCCTCGACCAGCTGGCGCGCCTCGAACTGGCGCGCGTCAAGGACGGCAGCCGCGACGGCCTGCTCCTGAACATCCTCAAGGCGCGACAGCTCGGCGTCTCGACCCTCTCCGAAGCGCTCATCGCGCACCGCCTGGTGACCCGCCCGCACATCCGCGCGCTCAGCGGCGCCGACGTCGAGGAGCAGGCGGGCTATCTCTTCCGCATGGTCGTGCGCATCTACGACCAGCTGCCCTGGTTCCTCAAGCCCGACCGCCTCTACTTCACGAAGAACCGCGAGCTGACCCTCGCCAACTCCTGCTTCCTCAAGACCGCCTGGGGCAAGTCGACCCGCGGCGCGCTCCAGTCCATCTCCGGGGCGGAAGGCTCCAAAGGCGCCATCGGCCGCGGGCAGACCTACTCCTGCGTCCACATCTCCGAACTTCCCACCTGGGAGAACCCCGAGCAGCTCGACACCGCGCTCCTCCCGGCGATCCCGGTCAGCGCCGACACGCTCGTCCTCTACGAGGCGACCGCCGAGTACGCGGGCGACTGGTGGCACCAGCACTGGCTGGCGACCGCCGAGGGCGTCGGGCGCTTCAGGAACGTCTTCATCCCCTGGTCCGCGGAGCCGCGCAAGTACTCCCTCCCGCCGCCTCCGGGCTGGGTCCCCCTGGCCTCGACCCTCGCCCACGCCGAGAAGTGCGAGCGCGACTCCCCGAAGTGGTACGGCGGTCGCACGGTGCGCCTCACCGCGCCGCAGCTCTACTGGTACGAGCAGACGCGCGCCTTCTACGAGAAGAAGGGACAGCTCTACAAGTTCCTCAAGGAGTATCCGGCCGACGATCACGAGTGCTTCCAGTACGCCGGCCGCTCCATCTTCACGCTCGACCAGCTCGAAGCGATCGACCGCGCCGGCAGCCGCCGGCCGCTCAAGGACGTCTGGGCGGTGGAGCCGGCCAGCGAGATCGCCGCGCTCAAGCGCCTGGAGTTCCCAGCGGATGCGGCGCAGACCAGCTCCCTCGACCGCGGCCGCGCGCGCGTCCCGCTCGCCCCGCGCGTCCCGGGCACCGCCTCACCCTTAGCGCCCCTCACGCACCACGTCCCCCCGGGCTACGGCTTCCGCCGCCTCTCCCCCGAGCAGCTGCGCGAGATGCCGAGCCTGCGCAAGTCCGCCCTGGCCATCTGGGAGTATCCGCGCCTGCGCGGCTCGCGCCGCTACGTCCTCGGGGTCGACGTCGCCGACGGCCTCGGCCAGGACTACTCGATCATCGACGTCATCCGCCAGCCGACCATCGAAGAGCCGGCCGAGCAGGTCGCGCAGTACTGCTCCAACGTCGTCGACGCCAAGGCGCTCGCCTTCATCTGCGACGCCATCGGCCGCTACTACTGCGACGGGGACGGCATCGAGGCGCTGGCGGCGATCGAGACCAACAACCACGGCCTGGCGACCCAGGACACGCTGCAGCTGCACCTCGGCTACGGCCACTTCTACCGCTGGGAGTACGCCGACGCCGCCGAGATGGACCGCCGCTACTCGACCCGCATCGGCTGGATGACCTCCCCGCGCACGCGCCCGATGCTCCTGGCCTACTTCCACGGCGCCGTCACCAGCTTCGACCCGATCACGACACTCCCCGACTTCGTGCTCAACTCCCCGATCACGCGCAGCGAGCTGCGGCACCTGGTCACCGAGACCACCCTCGGCGAGGCGGAGGCCGCGCGCGGCCAGCACGACGACGCGATCATGGCCGGCGCCATCGGCTACTACGTCGCCTGGCGCATGGCCGGCGGCGAGACCGAGCCGATCGCCGACCGGCGCCGCCGCAAAGCGGCCCTCGACCAGCTCGCCGCCAAGGGCGAGCAGCCCGTCGCCGACTGGCGCAACTCCCCGGCGACCTCTCTGGAAACCGACGACCTGGAGGAGATCGATCATGGCGGCACCGTCAGCGACGACGTCAGCTACGCGCTCAGCGACGAGCCCGACGGGCTCTTCTTCGACGACCGCAGCCGCGCATGAGACGCTGGCGCAGACGCCAGCGTCGGTCGGACGGTCGACCGCGTCGGCCGCGCATGAGCGGACGGCCGCGCCCGCGCCGGTGCGCGTGCGGCGCCTGCAGCCGGCGCTGCTGGCCAGTCGTCTCAAGGCGCCCGAGGCCATCGAACTGCCCGACGGCCGCACCGTCCTCGGCGCCACCGGCGACTGGCGCGTCTACCGCGGCACGACCACCCTCGACCTGGTCCCGCCGACCCGCTTCCCCAAGGACTACGAGCTGATCCCGGAGGTCGGCCTGACCCTCAGCCCGAGCGACTGCACGCGCCTGGAGCAGACGACCGGCCTGGGGACGACCCAGATCCCGATCACCTTCATCAGCGCGGTCGAGCAGCTGGCGTCGCTCTCGATCGGCGACGTCCGCCTGGAGTTCACGCCCGGCCAGCTCGCCGAGCTGCACCACCGCGCCAGCAAGCGCGGGCGCTCGATCGAACTGGAGATCAAGGCGGTGGTCGATCGCATCCGCGACGAGATCTTCCACAAGGGGGGCTAGGGAGGCCCGTGGCCAGACAGATGGCCTGGTACCCCGGGCCTCCCCCGAACAGGGCGACACCGACAAGGAGCAGAGCGATGCAGATCACACCGGAGATGCTCGAATACTCGTGGCAGCGGTTCGACGCGCTCGCCACCTCGCTGCACATCACGATCGGCTATCAGACGGACCCGATCGTCTCCGATCCGAAGCGGGCGTGCGAGAAGGCGGTCGGCCTCGACGAGTACAGCCACATCGCCGATCCCATCGAGCGGGTCGAGGCGGTGATCACGACCGAGTACGTCCCCGCCTACGAGAAGCGGGCGGCGTCCGAGGCGGCTGGCTGATGGCCTGGTCGCCGGCCGACTGGACGCGCGCCTTCGGCCTCGCCCTGGCGATCGTCGTGGCGGGCGTGCTCGTCGCGCTCCTGCTGCAGCGGACCACGGCGCCGCTCACCGTGCCGCCGGAGGACCTGTTCCTGCTGCGCTGCACGCAGCAGGTGCGTCCCGGCCTCGACGCGATCTGGTTCCTCTGTCATCAGGTCGAGGAGAAGTAGCCGTGAGCGACCGGCGCCGGTACGACTTCGAGGCGTGGCCCACGGACGGCAACGAACTGACCGTCCGCTTGTTCAACTGGTTCTCCCGCAACTACTGGCTGGTGGTGTGATGGCCTGGTGGGACGCGCTCACGCTGCCGCAGGTGCTGCTGGTGCTCGGGCTGCTCTTCCTCGGGCTGCTCTTCGTCGTCGCGCGCGCGTGGTTCGAGAACCAGTAGGAGGTCCAACCAGTGGCATGGCATGACTTCTGGGGTTCCTCACGGCTCTCGCTGGCGCCCGGTGCCTGGCCCGAGCGGGATGAGGTCGCGCTGCTGGCCGATCCTGGCCTCCCCGATCTCCCGCACCGGGTGGCGCGGGCGGGCGTGGTCTACCTGGGACTCGGCGGCGTCGAGCGCATCTGGCGCGGCAGCCCGACGGCGGAGGCGCGAGCCAACCTCGTGCGCGGGCAGCAGCGTCGCCGGGAGCGCGAGCACATGGGCGCCGCACGGGAGGACAGGAGCTGGATCACCCCGGAGATCGAGGCACGGATCGAGGCGGCCGTCCGCGATCGGCTCGCCCGCATGGGGAGGGCGTGATGGCCTGGCATGACTTCTGGTGTCAGCTCTGCGGGCAGGTGCTCGTCAACGTCGACGTCCCGGCCGCGATCGGCGCCCGCCTCGGTGCGCCGCTGCACTGCGGCCAGCCGACCAGCTGGCTCCCGGCCGTCGGCCGCATGGACGCCTCCTCCGGTCCCGGCTTCGAGGCCTTCGACGCCTACGACGGGCAGAACCGCCCGGTGCGCGTCGACTCCCTCAAAAAACTCCGCGACATCGAGCGCCAGTCGGAGGTCGACGCGCGCAACGGGCTCGGCCAGCCGATCGTCTGGCGGCGCTTCAGCCAGGACCGCTCCAACCACGACGTCCACAGCCTCGCGCCGACCTTCCACCAGGAGCGGCCCGACCCGGCCTACGTCAAGAAGTTCGCCCCGGCCATCAAGCGCGACGGCGCCGAGGCGCCCGACGCCGCCTACGGCCCCGGCATCTCCGACGCGACGCCCAGTGCGCTCGACACCCTCGACTGGAAAGGCTGAAGGCTAGAACCAGATGAAGGTCGTCTCCACCCAGTTGACCTCGCGCCCCTGCGAGGAGAGCACCGCGAGGAAGTGCGCGTACGCGCCGGCTTGGGCACCGTACTCGAACAGCAGGCGCAGCCCGTCCTCGCTTTCCCATTCGGCGGTGGTGAGCCCCCAGCGGCGCGTATGTTTCGGGTCCGGTTCTCCCGGGAGGATCCCGGCGCGGACCTCCCAGGCGCAGCGTCCAGCAACAGGTGGTGTCATAGGCCGAGGAGTGTAGACCAGTGGCTGACTTCTCTCCCAGTGGCGTCCTCGACCTCCCGCGCACCTCCGCCGAGTCGCTCCTCCAGGGCGACCCGCGCGTCCTCAGTTGGCTGCGCGAGTGGGTGCAGGAAGGCGACTTCATCAATCGCCAGGACCCGTCCTACGACCTCATCTCGCGCTCGCAGGACTACATCGTCGGCCAGCAACTATCTCCCGAAGCGTGCAAGCTGAAATACCTCCCGCAGGTCACCATCAACGAGACGCGCAAGGCGATGCAGGCGCACGTCTCGGCGATCACCGACCTCAAGCCGGTGGCCGGCTGGAAGACCAATCCCGAGTACCAGGTCCAGGCCAACATGCTCAACCAGTACCTCATGGCCGAGTGGGTCACGACCATGATGGACCTGGACCTCGGCGACTGCGTCAAGTACGCCCTGGCCGGCGGGACCGGCGACCTCGTCGTCGACTGGGACCCGCACGTCCCGCTCGGCGGCGCGCACCAGCTCACCGCCCGCGACCCACGCGACACGCTCCCCCTGCGCCCCTCCTTCGGCCGCAGCTCCCAGCTCTGGGAGGGCGTCTGCTTCCGCGAGGAGCACACCGTCAACGTCCTGCGCGGCATGTACCCGACCCGCGCGCACCTCTTCAAGGCCAGCAGCGACAACCTCCTCGGCCAGGTCATGGGCCGCTTCCGCACCGGCCTCAACCGCCTGATCTCCCCCGCTGACCCGCTCGACTCGATCGCCTGGCCGGGCACCGCCGGCACCGCGCGCAAGGCGCGCGCCGGCTCGCTCGTCCTCTACCGCGCCTACTTCACCGACCGCACGCGCAACCTCACCGGCAAGCCGATCCCCATGGGCACGCCCGGCACCAACTGGGCCTACGTCGTCGAGCCCAACCAACCCCTCTACCCGCGCAAGCGCCTGCTGGTCGCCACCGAAGACGCGATCATCTACGACGGCCCGAACACCTACTGGCACGGCATGTTCCCGTTCTGCCGCCTCAAGCTCTGGTCGGTCCCCTGGCAGTTCCTCGGCATCCCGCTCTTCAACGATCTGCTCCCCCTCCAGGACGCCATCAACGACACGATGCACGACGTCCGCCTGGCGATGCGGCAGTGGACCAACCCCGACATCACCTACAACAGGAACGCGGTCTCCGAAGCGACGATGAAGCTGATGGACCCGCGCCGCCCGGGCAAGCGCGTGAAGATCGCGCCGGGCTTCGGGGACCCGTGGAAGAAGGAAGACGGCCCGGCGCCGCAGATCATCCAGCTCGGGATCGAGCTGTGGCAGCAGCTCACGCAGAAGTTCGCCGACCTCAGTGGCACCGCCAACCTCTCGGCCCTGCTCCAGCTGCGCCAGATGCCCTCGGCCGACACCATCCAGAAGTACTACGAGGCGCTCACCCCCGAGATCCGCCAGGAGGCGCGCCAGGTCGAACTCTTCCTGCGCGACTTCTCGGAGATGGTCAAGATCAACTACTTCCAGTTCCTCTCTCAATCGAAGCGCGTCTCGATCCTCGGCACCGGCGGCCAGACGCTCGACGAGTTCGACTTCGACCCCGACATGCTCGTCCCCGCGCTCGTCCCCGGGCAGCCCGGCTACACCCCGGAGCTGGACGCGACCCTCACCAGCCGCGACCAGCGCGCGCAGTACTTCCACAAGCAGTTCGTCTTCATCGTCGCGCCCAACTCGGTCCTGGCGATGGACGCCACCGAGCGCAAGATGATGCGGGTCCAACTGGCGAGGATGGGCTACTACGACTTCTGGTCGCTGCACGAGACGCTCGAAACTCCAAACGTCGGCGCCCCGCCGGCCATCCCGCTGCCGCCGCTCTCGCCGCCGCCCGCCGCGGTCCTCCCGATGATGCTGCAGTCGGCGATGGCCTTGCCGAACGGCCTCGGCATGATGGCGGCCGGCGCGATGCCCCTGCCCCAGTACACCGACCCGGCCTCGGGGCGCACCTTCACCCTCGACATGGGCAGCGGGCAGATCCTCGAAGTGCGCGTGCCAGTCACGGTGACCGAACGGTTGCAGGCCCAAGCACTCCTCGGCATCGGGCAGACCGTCTCGCCGGCCGGGCGGAAGGCCAGCGGGCAGGCGCCGCCGCAGGGCGAGACGAAGAACGACGAGCCGGGCGGGCGGCAGACGATCACCGAGTCGGAGAAGTAGAACTAACGTAGATATGTCCGATAAGAAGCCGTCGCTGCGCGCGCTGCTCTCCGGGCTCGACCCGCGCACTGCGCGGCTCGCGCGGCGGCTGCTCGAAACGACCCTGCTGCCGCCCGGCGACGAGGCGGCATTCCAGCGCTGGGCGCGCGAGAACCAGCTCCGCGACGTCGACCACCCCGATAGCTTCTACGACTACCGCGGCTACTGGCAGTCCTCCGGCGGCCCGCCGCAACCGCCCGGCGCGCACTTCCCCGACACCTACAAGCAGTTCGGCCACCCGAGCTTCTCCGTCGAGTCGCAGTACGCCCAGCCCGGAGAAGGCGGCACCTGGATCGGCGAGACGCTGCTGCCGCAGCCGCCGCTGGCCGTCTCGCACCGGTCGGAGAAGTAGAGTAGGCAGCCATGGCAGGCCAGAAGGCCGTCGTCGCCGATCCGTTCCGCGCGCCCACCGCGCCCGCCTGGCTCGGCAGGCTGCGCGACTGGGTCGATCAGCCCCGCCCGCCCGACTGGTGGACCACCCCGGTCGAGTTCCCCGGCAAGGCACTCGCGACCGAGGCCGCGCGCAGCGCGCTCCAGTGGCTGACCAACCCGCAGACCGCCGTTGACGCCCTCGCCACCACCGGCGTCCCGGGCGGCCCCCCGCGCCCGCCCGGCGTACGCGCTTTTCACGGCAGCCCGCACGACTTCGACCGCTTCGACTTCTCTCGAATCGGCAGCGGCCAGGGCGCGCAGACCTACGGCCACGGGCTCTACTTCGCCGAGCGCGAGCCGGTGGCGCGCACCTACCGCAACGATCTCTCGCCGCGCCCCGAGGTGCTCGTCGGCGGAGAGCCGCTCGACCAGTTCGGCTACATCCGCGGGGGCCAGCGTGTCCACGACCCGATCGCCGCTGTCGTCGGTGGGCGCCTCTCCTACGCTGCGAACCGGGAGCGGCAGTTCGGCCGCACGCCGGACGTGGCGACCCTCGTGCAAAACCTCCGCAACGAGATCGCCGCGGCCACGCACAATGCCTCGCTCGCCACCTACAACCAGCTGGAGGATCAGCGCCTCATGCTGGACCGGATGATGGAGCGGGGGATTACCCTGACCGACCCGGGCCGCATGTACGAGGTGAACCTCGGCATCGACCCCGCTCGCCTCCTCGACTACGACCGCCGCCTCGGCGAGCAGCCGCACGTCATCGAGGCGCTGCGCAAGCTCGGGCTCCAGGACCTCTACGGCGGCGAGGCGCTCGGCTTCCCGCTGCGCGACCCGCGCAAGGCGATCGAGTTTCCACTGGAGGCGACCGGCGGGCAGGCCTACGTCAATCTCGCGCGCGCGCAGGCGCCGCCGCTGCCGCCCGCCCTGCGCGACTCGATCCTCGCCGACCGCATCCCCGCTGACGAGCGTGCCGCCTCCGCCGCGCTGGCGCGCACCGGCATCCCGGGCCTGCGCTACCTCGATCAGTATTCGCGCGGCAGCGCGCCCGAGGTCGAGGCGATGCGTCGTCGGCTCGGCGATCTCCAGGAGAACCTGACCGCCTTCGATCGTCTGGTCGCGGCCGGCCAGGCGCGGCCCTCCGCGCCGCAGCGTCAGCACTTCCAGACACAGATCGACCTGCTCACCACGCGCCTGGCTCAGCTCCAGGAGCCGACGCGTAACTACGTCATCTGGGATCCCTCGGTCTCGATCGACATCCTCCGCAAGTACGGCCTGCTCGCCCCGCTCCTCGGCGGCGGCACCCTCGCCGGCCGCCAGCCGCAGCCGTCCTCCTCGCGCTCTTCGCCGCCGCCGGTCCTCGCGCCGTCGCACTAAAAGCGGCGCTCAGCGGCGCTCATCGGCGGCGGCGCCGTCCGCGGCGTCTCGGCGCTCGGCGAGCACCGCCTCGATCAGGCGGAGCCGGCCGTTACAGAAGTCGCGATCGGCCCCGCATTCGCGGTCGAGGAGGAAGGCCTGCTGCAGCAGGTACAGCTCCCGCGTGCGCATGGTGCCGTACACCAGGCGGAGGTCCGCGCCGGGGTCAGCGGCGGTCATCGGCGGCGCCCGTCACTTCGAGTCGATCCAGCACTGCTCGCATAACACCTCTCCCGGTACGATCATCTCGAAGCGTTCGCACCACGCGCAGCGGCCCAACCGGAAATACCGCCAGCCACCGGTCAGCCACAGCCAGAGTACGCGGCACGGGTGAACAGCGTCAGCGGCGGTCATCGGCGGCGCCCGTCCCTCTATTCGCGGCGCGCCACTCGTTCACGAAGCAGAGAGCGCACACAGGCTGATTGAGATCAGGCGCGTCATGGAACCTGATCGTTCCGCCGATGTGGTCTTCGCACATGACGACCTGCCGGCACAGGCGACAGCGCACGAGCAGCCCGGCCTCTGCGAGCGTCTTGCCGCAGGTCACGCAGGCGAGGTCAGCGGCGGTCATCGGCGGCGCCCTCCGCAGGCGTGAACGTGACGCCGCCCTCGCGCAGCAGGCACTCGATAATCTCTTTCACCGTCGTCAGCAACTTGCCGCTCGCGTCGTAGTGCTTCGTACCACGGGCGAGCGCCTCGGTGATCTCGCGCAGCAGGATGCGCGCGTTCTCATCAGCGGCGGTCATCGGCGGCGCCCGTCACCTTCACCGGATACCCTGCTGCATCGTAGCTACGCGGGTCCGGGTAGTAGGCTTTCCCCAACGTCGAGAGCGTCTTGCGCCACTCCTTCTCGTAGTAGCACGCAGCCCCGCAGACGGCCTGATCGAACCCGTGCCATGTGCGGTTCACGGTGGCGGCGTAGGTCACGCCGCAGATGCAACAGAACAACGGCATCTCAGAATAGAGGGACATGGTCGTCCGGTCAGCGGCGGTCATCGGCGGCGCCCTTCCATCCGTTCGCGGCAAGCCACTGCGCCAAGTCGATGATCAGCAGCGCAACCTCCTGCGGCGTCAACGCGCATTCTGGCGAGTAGGGCCAGCGGTAGAGCGGCTCCGGTGGCCGTTCGTCTTTGCGCTTAGCGGCGGTCATCGGCGGCGCCCGTCACCATGAAGTCGTGCGCCCAGTCCTGCCGATACGTGCAGTCCTCACAGACCCAGCCAGCGGGCGTCGCGACCAGCACGCGGTGCCGCGAATCTGTGCCGCAGGTGAACGGGTGGACCCGTCCGTTATGCTGCCACCGATTCAGGGCGTCGATCTGTTCAGGCGTGAACGGTGCTCGAATGTGCATGTCGTGTGCTCTCTTAGCGGCGGTCATCGGCGGCGCCCGTCACGTAGTCGCGGCATTCTTGGCAGTCGCACGCCTTCCCGGTGCGCTCGCCACGAACATAGGCATTGCGCCCGTGGCATCGGTGTTCAAACGGCGCGCGAACGTTGCACCCGTCGCAGATGATCGACGGCCGCGTCATCTCATATTCCTTGTAGCCTTGCCCCTTGTCGTGGTCTGTGGTGATGTCCATGCCTTGCCTCCAAGGTCGCATAACCGTGATTACGTTTCCTTCGGCTCGATCAGTTTGAAGTCGCCGTCAACGAACTTCCGCAACGCCGCCTCTGCGGATCGGGCGCGGAGGATCGCCGCTTGTTCGACCGCGTGATGCGCTGCCATGGCTTCCGTCAGCCGCGCCACCTCGCGCTCCAGCTGCTCGATCTCCGCGACGAAGCTCTCCAGCAGCTTGTACGCTGCGTAGGTGTCCGCGCCGTAGATCGTGCCGCCCGCGATCGGGTTGATGCCGGTGTCGCTGAGCAGCCCGACGACCTCCCCGCGCCCCTTCTCCAGGATCGCCTTCGCCCGCTGCAGGTCTTCTTCAATCGTGTCGTAGTAGGGCATAACCGTGATTACGTCAACGAGTCCGGTGGCGCTTTACAGGTGCAAGTGGCGAACGCCAGATCGCAATCCGCTTCGTGTTCGCGTGAACACAACGAGCACCCGTTCGGCACCTGCGGATTGACCATCGTCAGCTTGAGCAGCCGCGCCACCTCGCGCTCCAGTTCCTGCACCCGTTCATGCGCCTCGTTCCACAGCGTCTGCCAGTCGTTGGCCCGGGTGTGCTCCTCGCCCGCCTTCTTGTCCCAGAAGTCGCGGTCCTCGGTCAGCCGCTCCACCTCGGCCTCCAGGTCCACGACGTCCGCGAACGGGACCATGCCCCCGACGGCCGCTTCGAGTTCGCTCAGTCGGGCGAGGTAGCGGTCGCCTTCGCGCGTCAGCGCCGCGACCTGTTCCCCGTACTGCGCCTGCATCGCTTTCATGGCGACCCAGTAGTTGTGTTGGTTGTCGACCAGTGCGACCTGCGCCTCGCTTAGCTTCTTCTGCAGCCCGTCGGCGGCGGCGTGGTAGGTGTCGGCCATGTGCGCGAGATCGTGCTCCAGCTCCGCGACCCGCGCCTGCCACTTCGCATCACACTTGGCGAGGTAGTTGTCGAGGTCTCTGGCGTGGTCGCGCTCCAGGTCCGCGACGCGCGCCTCCGCCGCCCGCGCCCGCTCGATCCAGTCCAGCCGCGTCCCCGCATACGACTGTTCGCCAATGGCGGCGTGGTACTCCGCCGTGAGCTGCAGGACCGCCTGCTCCAGCTCCGCGATGCGCGTCTGGAGCGTCGTGTCGAGCGCCTCCATCTCGCCGCGCTTCACATAGTGCGCCTCGAAGTCCTCGTCGCAGGTGAGGCACTCGCCGTTGTGATCGGGCTTGAAGTCGCTGCAGGCCATCGTCGTCGTCCTCACCGTCGCGGCTGGCGTGCCTTGAACGCGGCCAGCTGCACCGCGATCACGACATCGGCGAGGATCTCCTCGGCCGGCAGGTCCTGCCAGATCGCGAGCAGCCCCTCGTGCCGAGCGATGCGTAGCCGATCGACCTGGTCCCAGTCCAGGAGCGGCCCCGGGTGAACCGGACAGCCGCTCGTGCTGGTCGAGCGGTACTGGCCGTTGACGATGATGCAGGTGCAGTCGGGGTGGTGGGCCATCAGCTCGGCCTGATCAACTCGTTGGTGATCTGCATCATCTCTTCCAGGATGGCGTGCATCCGCGACACGTTGGCGATCGACGCCTTGAGGCGTTCGATCTCGTCGCCCTGGGCCTTGAAGAGTTCCTGTTGAAATTCGTAGTGCTTGCGGATGAGGGCCTTCTCGTGTTCGGTCATCGTCGTCGTCCTCGTCCTCCCCGGCTACTGCGGCAGGCGCGACAGGTTCCACAACAGCCAGAAGATGCCGATGGTCAAGCCGGTCTGGATGACGAGCGTGCTCTTGATGACGGCGAGGTCGCGCTTCATGCTCGCCAGGTCGTCGAGCGAGGCGGCTTCCCTGGCTTCGGCCTCAGTCGCGGTGGGGACCCGTTTGAGCAGGTCGTAGAGCGCCATGTTCATCGTCTTGATCGGCATCGTCGTCGTCCTCCGCGTCGTCGTCCCCCGCTAGCCTACCACCACCGCCCGCCCTCCCGCTTAGGGGGATCTTGACGACCCCCCGATCTGCCCCGACGCTTCCAGACCATGCCGCTCACCGACTCCGGCTCCAAGGTCCTCCGCTCGATGACCTCGCAGTACGGCGCGGAGAAGGGCAAGCGCGTCTTCTACGCCACGGCGAATAAGAAACCAGGACTTGGGAAGAAGTGGCACGCCAAACGGGCAATGAGCAGCGGCCGGCGTTAACGGTTGAACTACCGCGCACGGTATCGCGCGGCGTAAGCAGCTCCTCGGCGGTGACCCGACGGTCGCCAGGGTTCGGGCCATGGCAGCGTTCGGCGGCAAGCAGGCGCCGCCCTTCGGGAAGAAGGGCGCAGGCGCACGCAAATCCAGCAAGGGTCGGAAGCCGACCAAGGACGAACGAGGCGGCTCGCCCGCCAGTAAGGCCTTGCGCCAGCCCCGTTCGATGCGGGGCGGAGGGCGCTACTGATGTGGCCCCCGGCCGGCACCGGCTTCCCGGGCATGGGCCCGTCCTCTGGCGCCAGCGCGCTCGACATGCCGCCGCCGTCTCCCACGCCGATGGGCGGCAGCCCGCTCGACCCGCTCAGCCCGCGCGGCCTCGTCCCGCCCGGCCCGGTCCCGTCGCAGCAGATGCCGCCCGAGATCCTCACCGGTATCACGCAGTCGGCGCAGGCGATCTCCGACACCTTCGACGCCTGGAGCCAGGTGACGCCCAACCGCGCCGCCCAGCTCGCGCTCATCAAGGACATGCTCCAGCAATACCTCGCCGACGTGATGGCTGACGGCGCTGGACCGACGACTCCGACTGCCAGTGGTCCGGCGTTCCCTGGCGGCGGCATCGACCGCGGCATGGCAGGTGCCGGGGCGATCTAACTGAAACACGCCACTTACCGACGACCGTGCTGAGAGGTGTCCCGGCTGCCCTTGCCCGCTCCCGCGGAGGGGTCCGCCTGGCCGCTTGCCTCGTGCGGAAGGAGTAGGTCGATGGGTGCATTCGAGTCCGGTCAATCGTTCCTCGCTGGCGTGCTCGCCAAGCTCCCGCCGGAGCTGCGCGCACAGGCGGAGACGGTCTTCAGCGGAGACCTCGCGAAGGAGGCCGTCACCCTCGCCGGGGATGGCGTGCTGGCCCGCAGCGACTACAGCCGCAACATGGATCTGCTGCGCGAGAAAGAACGCGAGCTGACGCAGTACTACGAGCGCCTCAATGGTTGGTACTCCGACAACCGCACCGCGCTCGATCGCGCGCGCGAGCTGGAGACCGCCGCCGGTAACGGGAATGGTAACGGGAATCCGAATCCCAATCCCGCGCCTGCGCCCGGCCCGGCCCCCGCGCCCGCGCCGACTGGTGTCCTCTCGGCCGCCGACATCCGCCGCATCGCGGACGAAGCGGTCAACGACGCCGGCCGCGACTACATCGCCGTCACCGCCTTCCTCGCCACGCAGGGCGCCCGGCACTCGCACCTGTTCGGTGAGCCACTCGACATGACCGAGCTGGTCGCCAATCCCAAGCTCGGCAAACCCGTCTACGGCGACCCGTCGCGAGTGTTCTCGCTGCAGGACGCCTACATCGAGAAGTACGGGGAGCGGCTCACGGCCAAGCACAAGGAGATCGAAGACAAACGGTTCAACGACGAGGTCGATCGTCGCCTGCAGGAACGGCTGAAAGCCACCACCTCCACGCATCCGTTCCCGCTGCGCGCCGAGTCCTCGCCCCTCGATGTGCTCTCGACCAAGGAAGGTCCCGCCGCCCACACGCTCGATTCGGCCGTCGCCGAGTACGAGCGCCTGCAGGCCGCGCGCGGGGTCGCCTAGCCCGGGTCTGGTGAGCCGCCACAGGAGGTCTCGTGGCCATACAGCTCGACGACGTCAACACCACCGTCACGAAGGAAATCGAACCCGGTGTCGTTGACGGCTACTTCAAGGCCGGTCCCTTCATCGCGATGGCGAAGTCGCGCTTCAATCGCAAGTGGATCGGCCCGCAGATTCAAGAAAATTTCATGTACAAGCCGATGAAGGGCGGCGCCTACAAGAAGGGCGCCAGCTTCGACATCACGCGGCGGCAGACCCGCACGGGCCTGCTCTTCGGGCCGCGCTACTACCAGGTCGGCGTGACCGAGTTCCTCGAAGACATCGAAGTCGAGATGGCCGGTCCGCGCGCCGCCTTCAGCGTCATCCGCACCGACATGGCGCAGGCCTCGCTCACCATGTCCGCGATCCTGGAGATCGCCGCCTTCCATCACGGCCAGGCGATCCCGGGTGACGATCGCTCCGCGGAGATCAACGGGCTCGAAGAGGCCTACGGCAGCGCCGCGACCGCCTCCTGGGCGGGGAACCTCTTCCCCTCCTACGGCGGCCAGACGCGCGCCGACGTCAGCCCCGCGCTCGACGCGCCCACGGGCCTCATCCCGGCCAACCTCAACGGCCAGCCGATCTCCTACCGCGTGCTGCGCCATTCGTACTTCAGCTGCATCATCGGCAACGAAGCGCCCACCATCGGCATCACCACGAACCGCTGCATGGGCTTCATCGCTGAGAACTTCCTGCCCCACCAGATCATCGACACGACCCAGCCCGAGATCAACTGGCCGGGCATGAAGTTCGACAAGGCGACGATCACGATGTCGCAGTACTGCCCGGGGGCCGACGGCGTCAACGACGAGGACCTCGGCAACTACTACGCGCCCTACGAGACCTTCTGGTGGCTGAACTTCGGCCCGCCTGGAGACGACGCCTACATCCGCCTCTACATCGCGCAGTCGCGGAAGTTCGCCTTCGGCTTCACCGGCTTCAAGGGCGCGCGCCAGGACAACCAGGTCGCCGGCCAGATCCTCTTCGGCGGCAATCTCACCGTGAAGGCGCTGCGGCTGTCGCGCGTGATCCACGGCATCGGCAGCTAAGTCGAGGCTCGTTGCAGCTTCAAGGAGATTCGTCATGCCCAGCGTCCTCGAACAGAATGCCGTCTACATCCAGAGCGGCAACCCGTACACGGAAGACGCCCCGGTCGACAACTACCCCGGGACCCTCGGGGCGCGCTTCACGATGATGCATCCGGTCAGCCGCGCCAGCGGCGCCCCGGCCCCGCGCGCCAAGCGCTTCCAGCGCGTCATCGTCGACGCCGCCGCCGCCGCCGCGCCCAAGGTCGGGCAGCCGGTCTACTGGTCCGACCGCGCGGCCTACAAGGTCACGACCGCCGGGGGCACCACGCTCAACCAGCTCGCCGGGGTGATCAACAATGCGGCCACGCGCGGCAACGTCACCATCATCCAGACCGGTGGGCCGTGCATGGTGCGCGCCTCGGACGCGAACGTCGCCGCCGCGGTGGCCGGAGCCGACACCCTCGTCGGCGGGGCGGCCGACCTGGCGGTCCTCGTCGCGGCCGGCACCGCGCCGGGCACTCTCCCGCTCGGCGTCGTCTCGACGCCGAAGCTCACCGACACCACGGGCGGCACGGGCAACCACAAGATCCAGGTCGACCTCAACATCGACCCGGCGCTCTAGCGGAGGAGGGCACCCATGCCGATCGATCGCACTATCGGGAACTACTTCGACAGCTCGTCGAGCTTCCTGCGGCGCGTCGCCAAGTGGAGCGGCCCGGCGAGCTACAGCACCGGCGGCGAGGCGGTCGATGCCTCGACCTTCGGGCTGGGGAAGATCATCGCCTTCCTCACCGGCCCCGCGGTCGATGCGGCGGGCGCCGTCCGCACGCTGGTCTACAACCCGACCACCGGCAAGATCGTCTGGTATGTCTACGACGGGACCAACGGCATCACCGAGGTCACCGCGTTGACCAACCTCTCGACCTTCAGTGCGCCCTTCGAGGTGATCGGCCAGTAGCCCTGGCCGACCCCGCCCCATGCCGGCGATGACCTACGGCGACGTCTGGCGGACGGTGCGGCTCTACTGCCCGTCCGCCCCGACCTTCCTCGCGCGCGAGTGGGTCAACGTCGCCTGGAAGCAGCTCCTCGCCGCGCGCCGCTGGGGCTTCATGCGCGGCGACCTCACGGTCACGCCGCTCCCCGGCGACACGCACCTCACCGTCCCCGCCGACTTCGCCAGCTTCAAGGTGGTGGTCGACGAGTCGCGCCAGGTGCGCATCTCGACCACGCACAGCCTCGACGAGCTGGGCTGCACCGACCCGGCGCTCACCGCCGCCGGCCCGGTCACCGCGCTCATCGCCACGACGCCCTCGACCGACCCGGCCACCCTCGGCCGCGCGCGCTATCTCTACTACCCGACCGGCTCGGTCTCCACCCTGCGCGCGATCTACCACCGCCAGGGCGGGCGCCTCGCCGATGGCGACGTCTTCCCGGGTGTCCTCGCCGACGGCGGCGAGGTCCTCACGGCCGGCGCGCTCGCCCAGGCGGCCCTCTGGCCCGGCACCGGCGAACGCCCGAATCCGTACTTCAACGCGACGCTCGCGCAGTCGAAGGCCGCCGAGTTCGCGCACGGCATCCAGATGCTCAGCCTGCGCGACGACGAGCAATACCCCGACGACCTGTGGGACAGCTGGGACGTCTGCGACTGCGGCCTCGGCGGCGGCGACCCGCGCACGACCGACGCCTCCGTGCTGACCTTCTACTAGGAGTACCAAGGAGTTATCCGATGGCAGACATCAAGACCTTCTGGCCCGACCCCGGGATGCCGACCTCGACCGACCTCGGCGGCGACGGCGTCACCAGCTCCGGCACCGACCCGCAGGTCGACCTCGCCGACGGCAAGCCGCAGGCCTGCGATCCCCTCTGGCCGAACTTCCCCGTCCCGTACTTCGGTGGGCAGGAAGACGCCAACTCGGTCAGCGGGCTGCCCGCGCAGCCGAACCGCTTCGAGCCGACCGAGCAGCCGCCCGGGCCGCCCTCGCTGCAGGACCGCCGGCCGGGCACGATCGACCAGCAGTAGGAGGCGAGCCGGCGTGCCGAGTGCCTACGCGCACCGCGTGTTCGTCGACGGCGCCGTCGCCTATTGGCGGCTCGGGGAGATCTCCGGCACGACGGCGCGCGAGGAGATCGGGAGCTTCCACGGCACCATCAGTGGTGCGGTGACGCCGAATCAGCCGGGCGCGCTCTCGGACGGCAACCGGGCGATGACTTTCAATCCAGCGGGCGCGGCCGATGGCTACATCACGGTGCCCGTGGGCAGTTACAGTGCCGTCGGCACGGGACCGGCCACCCTGGAGGCCTGGATTCGCGTGCGGTCGATTGCCCCGTCGGTCTACCTCGCGACCGCGCACCTGAATGCCACAGGTCTGATCGCCTATGTGTCCACCCCGTCCAATCTCCGCGTTCGGTGCTACGGACCCGCCAGCATCGTGGCGGAACCGAACGTCTCGGTGCCCGCCCTCCTCGACGGCAACTGGCACCATGTCGTGCATGTGCTCCGGCGCGGCAGTCCGAACGACACGATCGAAACGTGGGTCGATGGCACGCTGATGAACTCGCTGACCTTCGCGACGGGCGTCAACTTCACGTCAGTCAACCCGACGTTCATCGGGGCGAGTCTGGCCGCCAATGAGTTTCTGGGTGACATCGACGAGTGCGCCCTCTACAAGACCGCCCTGACCCCCGCGCAGATCGCCAACCACTACGCGGCCGCATCCCAGTCTGGAGGCGTCATGCCGATTCGCTCGTTTCAGCTCGTCCTCTCCGGCACGCCGAAGCGGCTCTCCGACGTCTACGGCCTCGGCGGCGAGATGGCCAACATCCCCTACCGCCAGCTCACCTTCCAGGTCGAAGGCGCCGACGCCTATCTCGGGGACTCGACCGCCGTCTCCACGACCAACTACGGCGTGAAGTTCCCCGCCGCCGGCAGCGCCGACCCGCTCGGCCGCCTCGGCCCCTACGAGGCCGGCCCGCTCAAGCTCTCCGACTTCTACGCCGTCGGGGCGGGCGCCACGCTGCACATCCTCGGCGTGCCCTTCTGAGTCGGCGAGGCGAGGCGGCAGATGCTCCTCTTCATGGACGGCGTCGGGCACTACGACTCCTCAGGCATCGGGGCGAAGTACTCGACCGTGGACGTGGCGAACTGCACCTGGACCGTCACGACCGAGGGGCGCTTCGGCAACTGCCTCAAGCGCGCTGCGACAGGCTCCTCCACCGCCTTCGTCGGCCATCTCGTCGTCGCGCCGCTGACCACGCGGCTCGCCCCGTGGTCCCCGCCCACCGGTGGCGTCTGCGGCTTCGCCATCAGGGTCGACAATCTCGCCCGCACCAACTATGCCCTCACCGCGGGGTACGACAACACCGACTTCTTCAGCGTGCGCGAAGGCGCGGGCTTCCACGTCAGCGCCGCGCTGAACAAAGACGGCACCTTCACGCTGATTCGCAACGAGACCGGTGTGGGGGGCAGCCTCGTCGTCCTCGCGCAGAGCAGCGAGGGCCTCACCAGCAACGCCTGGGCCTACGTCGAGTTCCGCTGGACGATCGACATCGCCGCGGGCACCTTCGACATCCGCGTCAACGGCGTCCCCGTCCTCACCTACACCGGGCGCACACGCTCGAACAATGTCCTCCATAGCAACCTCGGCGTGTGGAACGCCGTGCATCTGCTCGGCGCCGCCTCGGAGCCCTCGCCCTTCGCCGTCATGCGCATGTGCGATCTCTATCTCGCCGACCTCGCCTCGGCCGACCCCGACGACGTCAGCGACTTCCTCGGCGACGGCGTGATCCAGACCATCCTCCCGAACGGCGCGGGCGCCAGCTCCCTCTGGAGCCCGTCCTCGGGCGCCAACTGGGAGTGCGTCGACGATCGCCCCGCGCCCGACGGCGACGGCACGACCATCTCGGCCACCGCCACCGCCACTAAGGACACCTACCCCTTCGAGGACATCCCACCGGTCTCCGTCGTCAAGGGCATTCACGTCAACATCCTGGCGCGCAAGGAAGAAGAAGGCAGTGCCGTCCTCGCCCCCGTCGTGCGCCAGTCCGGCACCGACTACCTCGGCACGCCACAGGGGGTCGCCGGCATCACCTACGATCGCTACCTCACGCAGGCCTGGGACCTCAACCCGGCGACCAACGAGAAGTTCACCGCCGCCGAGGTCAACGGCGGCGAGTTCGGCGTCGTCAAAACCTTCTAGCGGGGCGCGCGTGCGGTGAAGAGCATCGTCACGCAGCTCGCCGCCGAAGCCTTCACCGCCGCCCCCGCGGCGACCCGCACGACCCAGCTCGCCACCGAGATCTTCCAGTCCCGTCCTACGGCCGCGCGCGCCACCCAGCTCGCCGTCGAGGTCTTCGTCCCGCGCCCGGTCCTGGCGCGCGCGACGCACGCGCTCGTGGAGGTCTACCAGGCGCGGGCGGCCTCCCTCGCCGCCACCTCCATCGCCGTCGAGGTCTTCGTCCCCGCGAGCGATCTGATCGGGGGGCTGCTGCCGCCGACCGTCTGCGACGGCGCGCTGCCGATCGACGCCGAGCCGCCAGGGGGGTCTTGCCCGCCCGCCTTCTTCGACCCAGACTCCGACGAGAACTGGAGCTAGGAGCCAGGAGCCAGGAGGTCTCGCCGTGGCGCTGCTCTTCCTCGATAGCTTCGACCACTACACCACCGCGCAGCTCACCGACAAGTGGACCAGCGGGAGCGGCACCATCACGGCCGGTCGCCACGGCAACGGGATCAACAGCCCGGACTGCAACGTCTCCACGTTCACCCCCGCGAGCGGGCGCGTGCTGTTGGGCGTGGCGTTCAACCCGAATAACACCTTCGAGCAGCTCTTTCGGATCGGGGCGCTCAACGGGCCGGAACTCTTCACGCTCCGCACGCGCAACGACGGCGGCCTCGAATTCGGCGCGGCCAGTGGCAGCGCGTTCTCGCCGGGAGCGGGCCTCATCTTCCTCACCCAGTGGCACTACATCGAGCTGGACGTCACCTTCGTCGTGACCTTCAGCACGCCCTACTACACCGTCACCGCCTCTGCGGTGAAGGCCTACGTGGACGGCGCGCTCTCGCTCGACGATGCCAGCGGGCTGCACACGGGAGTGCTGGAAGCGATCCCGACCTACGGCTGGAACAGCGTCGGCCTGGGCTCCAACTTCACCTCCAGCACGTTTGACGACTTCTACCTGTGCGACGGCAGCGGCCCGGCGCCGTGGAACGCCCCGCTCGGCGACGTCCGCATCTCCGTCATCCGGCCCAACGGTGTGGGCGCCGCGACCGCCTGGACGCCGATCGGCGCGGCCACCAACTACGGCGCCTGCGCCGACCTCACGCCCGACGACGACACCACCAAGGTCACTGCCGCGACCGCCGGCCTCTCCGACCTCTACCAGATGGAAGACCTCAACACCGACAACACGATCATCGGCGCGCAGCTGCTCGTCGCCTCCCGGCGCACCGAGGAAGGCTTTGCGAACCTGGCGCCGCTCCTCCGCCACGCGGGGGTGACCACGGCCCTGCCGGCGCGCGCGATCTCGCCGACCTACTTCTACCGCAACCGCGACTGCTTCGTGACGATGCCGAACGGCGACCCGCTCACCGACGCCAACGTCAACGCGCTGCAGGCTGGCGTGCGCAGGACCTCCTAGGATCGGCACGAGTGGCGTTCGCGCGTGTCCAGGCGGCGCCCAAGGTGACCGGGGGGTCGGCGACCTCGATTCCCATCACCTTCTCGACGCCGCCCACGGTCGGCAACGGCATCATCGTCCCGGTCGTCACCTGGGGCGGCAATCTGACCGGCACGACCTGCGCCGACAATCGCGGCAACAGCTACAACGTCGCCGTCGCCTTCAAGCACACCGGCTCCGCCCCCGGCGTCGTCATCGCCTACTGCCCGAAGCTCGTCGCGACCGGCGGCCCGTTCACGATCACCGTCACCGTGGCGGCGGGTATCTACTGGGTCGGGACGGCTATCGAGGTCAGCGGCGTCGGGTCGGGGCTCAACGTCGATCGCACCGTCACGCGCCAGGACAACAGCGGTACGACGTTCCTCACCGACTCCACCGCCGCGCTCTTCAACGATGAGGTCTTCGCGTGCGCCGTCGTCTCCCTCGGCAGCGGGCAGGGCTCGCTCACCGTCGAGGGCGTCTCCCCGGCGTGGACGCAGGAAGTCGAAGACCTTTCCTTCACCTGGAGCGTCGGCGAGGTCGACACACGCGTCCTCACCGGCGTCGTCGGCACGCCGCAGAGCTGCAGCTGGGCGGGCACGACGGGCACGACCTCGGCGACGGCGCTCGCCTGCTTCTCGGCGGGCGTCGTCGTCGCTGCCGAGGTCGCTGTCACGCAGGTCCCGCTCGAAGTCGCCGCTCGCCTCCCGACCGACCTCGCCGTCACGCAGCTCCTCGTCGAGGCCGCCTGGCAGACCCGCGTCCTCCCCGCCACCCTCGACGCCACGCAGCTCCTCATCGAGATCCTCCACTACGACCTCGGCGAGCCGCCGACCCCGCCGCGTCCGCCGCGGACCTCCGCCTGTCCGAAGACCCTGCCGCTCGACCGCGAGCGATAGCCGCAGCGCCTTAGGGGGGTCTTGCCGCCCGCCCCACCGCCTCACATCCTTCCTCCGAGGTGCCCTACTCGACCACCACGCTCGCCGACCTCCAGGCGCACATGGCGCAGCGCTGGGACCAGGTGGTCTTCTGGACGCCGCTCGAAGCGCGCCTGGCGCTCAACGAGGCGCTGCGCGACTGGAACCTCCTGACCGGCCGCTGGCGTACGCGCGTCGCGCTCGACGTCCTCGGCCCCGACCCGGAGATCGCGCTCCCCAGCCTCCTCAGCTACTCGATGCGCGTCACCACCGTCGCCGGCAGCCCGCTCATCCCGACCTCGCTCTCCGAACTCGATCTCGGGCGCCCCTCCTGGCGCCTGGAGACCATCACCTCCGGCGGCGACGTCCCGACCGTCCCGACGCTCTGGGCGCCGGTGTCCCTGACCCGCATCGCCATCTGGCCGACCTACCCGGTCCTCAACGCCCTGGCGCTCCGCGCCGACGGCGTCCTCCGCACGCCGGTCCTCCTCGCCGGCAGCGACCTGGTCGACCTCGGCGAAGAGATCATCGACGTCATCGTCGACATGGCGCTGCACGTCGCCGCCTTCAAGGAGGGCGGCACGCGCTGGCGCGCCACCCGGCCTTACTACGAAGCGTTCCTGCAGGCGGCCGCCGAGGAGAACAGCCTCCTGAAGCAGCACCAGGCCTACCGCCGCTGGGCCGGCCTCGACCGCCGCCGCGACCTCCAGCCCTCGACCGGCGCGCCGACCCAGCTCACTGGTCTGGCGACGCAGTTCTCCTCCCACGACACCGGCGCGGAGGAGTAGCCAGCGATGCTCGACCGCGACCTCCTCGGCGAACTGCAGCTCGTGCTCATCGAGCCCTACGACGGTGGCGACACCTGGCCCTCGCTCATCTGGACGCGCGAGGAAGTCGTCGACGCGGTCAACGCCGGCATCCGCGCGCTCGTCCGCGCCGTCCACCTCGACGTCGCCCGCACCGAGCTGCCCGTCGCGGCGCTCGCCACTTCGGTTGCACTTCCAACTGATTGGCTGGCCTCGGCCGCGCTCGTCTGGCGCGACGCGGCGACCGCCGTCCGCACGCCGCTCGGCCCGGTCGACAGCTTCGAGGGCGACCTCGCGCTCCCCGGCTGGGAGAGCACGCCCGGCCTGCCGCTCGGCTACGCCGACCTCGACGCGGCGACCCTGACCCTGCGCCTGGTCCCGACGCCCGCGGCCGCCGGCCTCCTCGAACTGCTCTACATCCGCGTGCCGCCGCTCGCGACCGGCGTCGCCCCCGGCGCCGACCTCCCCGTCGCCGAGGAGTTCGTCTCCGCGGTGAAGTACTCCGCGCTCGGGGCGCTCCTGCGCAAGGTCGGCCGCCTGCTCGATCCCGAGCGCGCCGCCTACTGCGAGCGCCGCACCGAACTCGCCGACGCGGCTGCCGCGATCCTCCTCGGAGGCTGGGCCTGATGCGCTACCACTGCCACTTCTGTGGAAAGTCGGTTACGTCCGAGCTGCCGGACGACACCGTCATCCGCGCGATCCTCGTCTGCCCCGAGTGCATCGAGGACAAGCGAATCGTCATCCCGGAGCCGGCTGAACTGCCGACGCTGGACGAGCTGTTCTGATGGCCGAACAGATCTCCCGTCGATCGAACCCCGTCACCAGCGCCGGCTTCGAGCAGCCCTTCGAGACCCAGCCGGTGCGCTTCGGCAGCGGCACGCTCAACCTCAAAGACAGCCTCGATGCGATGGAGGGGTGGACGCGCCTCACCAACGTCTGGCACGAGAACGAAGGCGAGGCGACCGCCCGCCCGGGCCAGGACTCCATCGCCAGCCACGCCGGCTCCGGCCCCGTCTCCGCCGTCCGCAAGCTGCGCGACCCGGACTCCTCGACCTACACGCGCTTCTGGGGCGTCGGCGACACGCTGCAGCGCGGCGGCGAGGGCGCGACCACCGTGGTCGCTTCCGGCTTGAGCGGCCAGCCGCTCGCGCTGGTCCCGCACCGCCCGACCCTCAGCGGCGAGCCGTGGATGTTTGTCGGCGACAAGTCGAAGATGCTCAAGGTGCGCGCCGACGGGCTCGCCCTCCCCATCGGCCTGCCGATCCCGACCGCCCCGCCGACCCTCGCGCTCGCGCCCGAGTACCGCACCGCGATGGCGCAGTTCGAGTCGGCCGACGGCTCGCAGGCCTCGGCCTGGACCGGCACCGCCGGCACCAACCGCAAGGGCTACGCGTCCGGCATCCCGATCACCGTCGACGACACGACCGGCTACCAGGACGGCGCGGGCGCCGTGCGCTTCCGCACCACCGACAGCCCCCTGATGGAGACCGGCCTCACCTACGACAGCTGGTGGGGCATGGCGCGCTCGCTCAACCTCAACACCCTCACCCAGGTCGGCGGCTCGGCCACCACGCCTGGCTCTGACGACGACCACATCCACCTCTGGCTGCTCGTCAGCCACCCGCACACGATCGAAGAGGTCCGCCTCTACTTCGTCGTCAGCGACGACTTCAACCCGACCGTCCTCCCCGGCACCTCGTACATGGACTCGGTCACCGGCGCGGCCAACACCAACGCCTACGTCAAGAGCTTCCGCAAGTCCGACTGGACGGCCTACCAGCAGGGGCGCGCCGACCAGATCGAGGCAGCCGAGGCCGACCGCGTCCACCGGATGCGCACCGTGCCCGGCTACCGCTACGCCCCCGATTACCAGGATCTGCGCGACGTCGCCTACAGCATCTGGAAGTCGCGCCTCGATGCGGTCGATGCCAGCCGCACCGCCTCGCTCGAACTGCGCGGCGGCGCGCACCAGTGGCAGGAGTTCGGGTCGATCGGCGTGCCGCTGCGGCGCGGTGACTTCCAGCGCCTCGGCGAATCGCTCGACCGCGGCTGGGGCACCATCACCGGGATCATCGTCTACGTGCGCGTCACCCCGACGCTCGCTGACCGCGTCCTGGAGATCGGCCTCGACGGCCTGTGGCTGACCGGCGGCTCCGGCCCCGACTCCACCGAGCCGGGCAACCAGCCCTACGACTACCGCGTCACCAACTACGACCCGCGCACCGGCGCCGAGTCCAACGGCAACAAAGTCCCCGACCCGCTCGTCACCATCGACAGCGTCCGCCGCGGGATCGTCGTCGACCCGCCGGCCTACGGCGACGCCGCCGTGCGCCAACGCTTCTACCGGCGCGGCGGCTCGGTCAACGAGGACTGGTTCTTCGTCGGCCAGAACGACTCCGACGGCGGCGCGTTCACCGACTCCGCCGAGGACGTCGAGGCGGCGACCGCCGGGGTCATCCCGACCGACCACTACCAGCCCGTCCCGACCCTCGACCCCGACACCGGCGAGGAGATCCTCGCCCAGCCGCTCCCGGCGCTCTGGGGCCCGCTCGAAGGGATGCTCCTCGGCTGCGGCGATCCGAACCGCCCCGGGCATCTCTACTACTGTCTCGCCGGGCAGCCCGATCACTGGTCCGCCACTGGCAACGTCGAAGTGTGCGCGCCCTCCGAGGAGCTGATGAACGGCGGCCTTATCGGCCACCAGGGCTTCGTCTTCAGCCGCGCGCGCCTCTACCTCACCTATCCGAATCTCTCCGGTGGCCAGGGCGTCACCGCCACGCCCTCGCTCTGCACGCGCGGCCTCCTGGGCCGCTGGAGCTTCTGCTGCGGCCCAGGCGGCATCGTCTACTTCGTCGCCGAGGACGGCGTCTTCGCGACCAGTGGCGGCCCCGAGGAGTGGCTCTCTGAGGTCATCAACCCGCTCTTCTACGGCACCGCCGTCAACGGCTACCAGCCGATCGACAAGGCCGAGACGCACCTGATCCGCCTCACCGTCTGGGAGAACGATCTCTTCTTCCTCTACCCGGACACCGCGGGCGACATGCAGGTGCTGGTCTACTCGATCCTGCAGCGCCACTGGCGCCACTACCACTTCGCCAAGGAGCCCTCGGTCGTCCAGGGCGAGGACGAAGACATCCTCATCCTCGGCGGCCGCTCGACCTCCACGAGCTACACGCACGAAGGCCGCTCGGACGACGGCGAGGCGATCGCCTGCGTCATGCGCACCGGCTCGGTCAGTGGCGGCCGGCGCGAGGAGAAGCTCTTCGGCGACGTCTTCCTCGACGCCGACACCGACGACATCGACCTCACGCTGCAGATCTTCCTGAACGAGGAGACGCACGCCAACGTCGAGGAGCTGATCGCCGCCGACCTCGGACGCCGCCGCTTCCTCATCCACGCCTTCGGCACCAACCCGCAGAAGGCGCACTCCATCGCCTTCGAGATGCGCTGGTCTTCCGCCGAGCGCGCGCCGATCCTCTACCAGGCCGGCATCGCCGTCACGCTGCAGCCCGACCTCACCAACACGCGCGTCACCAACTGGGACGACCTCGGGTCGCCGGACGAGGTCTGGCTGACCGGTGTCACGCTCGACTGCGACACCGGCGGGGCGGCCAAGACGATCCTCATCGAGCGCGACTTCGACGGCAGCCGCTCAACCGTGGCGACCTTCGACGTCACCGCGTCGAACCGGCACAAGTTCAAGTTCTCCTGGCCGGCGGTGCCCGCCAACCAGGTGCGCATCCGCCCGGACCCCAGCGACTGCGCGCCGTGGCTGCTCTACCGCGCCGACTGGATCTACGTTCAGGAGCCGCCGCGCATCGCCAAGTGGGACATCCACTTCGAGAACCGCTGGGACCAGTACTACACGGGCCTCGATCTCTACTGCGACACGCGCGGCCAGGAGAAGCGCATCGAGGTCTGGGTCGACGAGACGCGCCTCACGCATCCGCACACCGGCGAGCCGTTCTGGCGCGTCACCGCCGCCGGCCGGCGCACGGTCCACCTCACGCTCCCCTGGGGACGCGGCCACGTCTTCCGCTTCCTCGCCATCGACGAGCACCCGGGGCTGCTCTACACGCACCGCTGGCACCTGCAGGAGGAGCCGAGCGAGCAGTCGAACTGGAACCAGAACTTCAGCATCTACAACACGCACGCCGACAAGTGGCTGAAGGCGGTCATCTTCGAGTGCGACACCTTCGACCAGCCGAAGGCCGTCCAGGTGGAAGTCGACGGTCAGGTCGTCGAGACGCTCACCGTGCGCGCCAACGGCCGCAAGGTCGTGCAGCTCGCGCTCAGCCAGCAGGCGCTCGGGCGCGTCTGGCGCCTCTTCCCGGTCGACGCCGCGCCGGGGCGCCTCTACTCCGCCGAGCCGGTCTTCGACGAAGAGCCGTTCCAGCTCAATCGCTGGGAGACCCAGGAGACCAACCACAACCTCCCCGGCTGGTTCTACCCGCTCTACGCGCACATCACGCTCAAGTCCTCGGCGACCGTGACCCTCACCACGATCATCCAGCACAACCAGGTCGGCGGCACGACGACCCACAGCTACACCATCCCCTCGACCAGTGGGCAGAAGCAGCGGCGCTTCCTGCACGGCTTCCGCGCCACCAAGGGCGTGCTGATCAAGTACCTCCTCACCAGCCCGGAGCCCTTCTGGCTGTACCGCGAGGAGACCTCGATCGCCATCCAGCCGTGGGGCGCCTACGAGGCGATCCTCGTCCGCCCGTTCGGCAACGACGACCTCGACCCATCCCGCACGATGACGCACGCGGTCCTCGCCGCCGCCGCGACCGGCGGGGCCGTCCCGACCGCCTCCCCGGGTGAGGCGCCATGAGTCCAGTCGACGAACGCACCGTCCCGCCGCTCAAGCGGCAGTATCCGCACGTCGACACGATCGAAGATTGGCGTGCCAAGCAATCGATCCGCCTGCTCTGGGACCGCGTCTTCGATCTCGAAGGGCGCCTGCAGGGGACCGAGGCCTCCGCCGACGCGCTCATCACCGCCGCCAACGAGCACGAGACGCGGATCGATCAGAACGCGCTCGCCGCGGGCGACGCGCTCGCGCGCGCGCAGACCCCGGCCGTCGCGCCAGGCGCGGGTGGCGGCGGGGGCGGGGGCGGCGGCGGGGGCGGAGGCGACGGCGGCTCGACCGACCCGCACGCCGAGACGCACGAAGAGGGCGGCGCCGATCCGATCGACGTGACCGAGCTGGAGGGCTACACCGGCTCCACCACCGACTTCCTCCGCGCCGACGGCACCTTCGCCGCCCCGCCCACGGGAGGCGGTGGCGGCCCGCACGCCGCGACGCACGAGACCGGCGGCGGCGACGTGGTGACGATCACCGATCTCGGGGGGTTCCCCGGCGGCACGAGCGACTTCCTCCGCGCCGATGGGACGTTTGCGACCCCGCCCGGCGGCGGCGGGGGCGGTGCCCCGGCGGCGCACCACACGACGCACGAGCCGGGCGGCAGCGACGCGATCGTCAACCTCTCGGCGACCGTGCTCACCAGCGGGACGCTCCCCGACGCGCGCCTCAGCGCCAACGTCCTGCAGTACAGCGGCGGCTATCCCGGCGGCACCACCACGTACCTCCGCGCCGACGGCACCTTCGGCACGCCGCCTGGCACGACCGCCCCCGGCGGCGCGACGACGCAGATCCAGTTCAACGACGCGGGTGCCTTCGGCGGCTCCGCCAACCTGATCTTCGACAAGACGACCGGGAGCGTCCACGCCCTCTCACCTGGCTACCATGCCTTCGGCCCGAGTCGTGACCAGGCGTATGCCCTCTGGCTGAACGGCGTCCATGCGCCTACAGCCGGGGCGTCCTCGCAGGCTCTCAGGCTGACGACCGAGATTCGCCCGCCAGCGGGAGCGAACGCGCGCGGCCTGGTGCTGCAGCCGACGTTTGTCAAGGCGGCGAGCGGCACGCACACCGCGGTGTCCACGCTGTATGTTGGGGAGCCGATCTTCACGGGTGCGGGTGCGGCGACGGTCACTGACGCGATTGCGCTTGAGGTAGGCGCGACGCCGACAGGCGGTGTGAACAATCTGGCCTTGCGGGTCGGAGGCACCGTCCACGTCACCACACCCAGCTACCACGCCTTCGGCCCGACCCGCACCGAGAACTACGCCTTCTACTTGAACGGCATCCACGCCCCGACGAGCGGTGGCGCACAGGGCTTCCGCGTGGAGTACGACCTGCGCCCGACCGTCAGTCTGAATGCCCACGGCTCGGTCCTCGCGGCCACGGTGACGAAGGCGGCGAGCGGCACGCACGCCACAGTGACCTCGCTCTACGTGGCGCAGCCGACGATCACCGGGGGCGCGGCCACGGTCACCGAAGCGACGACGCTGTACGTGTCCGGGGCGCCCACGGGCGCGGCGACCAACTACGGGATGCACGTCTTCGGCGCGGCCTGGTTCGAGAACGAGATCATCACCGGCGGCGTGCTCCGCCGCAACACGGCCTCCGGCTCCGACACGCTCGGCAATGCGCTGTGGGGCGGTGGGGCCACCGGGGCCGCGCGTGGCGCCGGCATCACCTGCTACGGCGTCAACGCCGCCGGCCCGCCGGGCTTCGTCGACATCGAGATGGGCAACGTCAGCACCTCGATGTTCCGCCTCTGGCGCAGCGGGGGCGTGCTGTCGTTCCAGATCCGGGGCAGTGACGGAGGCGCCGGGTTCATCAGCTCCGCCATGGACGTCCTCGGGCTGAACAGCACCCATGCCAACGGCGGCTACCTGTCCCTTCAGCGCAGCGGGGTGGTCAAGGGCTACCTCGGGATTGGCGCGGCGCTGGGCATGGGCACCGCTGATGACCTGAGTCTGCGGGCGGAGTCCATCTTGTATTTGAGAGCCGCCACAGGGACGTACATCCTGCGGAGTGACAACGTCACCGCGTTCTATGTGCGGAGCAGCGACGGCTTCGTGTCGATGGCGTCCTCGACCGCCAACATCACCTACTTCGACAGCACGGCGAGCACGGGCGGCTACGTGACCTTCCTGCGTAGCGCCGTGGCCAAAGCCTACATCGGGTCAGGTGCGGCACTCGGGGCGGGCACCAACGATGACTTGATGGTGCGGTCGGAGTACACCCTCAGTCTGCGCGGGGCGACGGCTGTCAATCTGTTGAAGAGCGACTACGCCACCGCACTTCAAGTGCGCGGCAGCGATGGCTATATCCAGATGCCGCTCGCGGTGGGTGTGAGCACAGGTGGCCCGCTCTCCCTTGGCGGTACTCTTTACGTCACGAATGGTGCCGTCGTCCTCGGTGGCAGCGGCACGAACAACTACCTGCTCACGAACACGACGGCCGGGACCGACAACGCGAACATCGGCCTTCATGCTCATACCGCTGGCTGGGTCAGTCAAGGGCGTGGCCCGTCCCTGATTATGGGCGGCAATCAGGCAGGGTCCGTTGCTGGTTCGGTGGGCTTCTGGCTGGGCACTGCCACTGGAGCCAATTTCTTCATCTACGGAGCCGCCGCATCTCCCACTTTCGACCACCGGGCGAGCGACGGCTACACGATCTTCCGGTCGAGCTATACGACGAACGCGTGGCTGTTTCACAGCACCAATGCCGAGCAAGGCTACATGCAGTTCTCCAACGCGGGGTACAACATCGGCTTCATCGGGAATGCGAAGCAGCTGGCCGCGCTCGGCGGGGCCGCAGACGGATTCTGTCTGCTGGCCCAAGATAAGCTGGTGTTCGCGTCGAACGTCAATCTCATCTACGCCCCTCCGGTCTATAACTCCACCGACACGGCGGCGGTGAACGTCACCGTCAACTCCAGCGGCCTCGTCCGTCGCTCGACCTCCTCGCGCCGCTACAAGACCGACATCGCCCCGTTCGGCGCCGCCGACCGCGCGCGGCTCTTGCAGTTGCAACCGGTGACGTTCCGGTCGGCGGTCAGCGGGCTGCCCTACATGGGCTTCGTCGCGGAGGAGGTCGCGGCGATCGAGCCCCGCCTCGCCGTCACCGGCCCGAACGGCCCGGACGAAGTCGCCTACACGCACCTGACCGCCGGCCTGCTCTCGCTGATTCAAGACCTCTACGCGCGCGTCGCCGCGCTGGAAGGGAGCCACTGAGATGCCGATGACCCTCAGTCACACGCAGCACCTCCTCGGCCGCGACCAGGTGTTCATCTCCCGCTGCAAGGTGCAGCTGCTCGACGTCGCCGATGACGTGCTGACCGAGACGAACGTGCCGCACCACCCGGCGCGCGCCAACTATGCCCGCAGCGTGGTGATGAACCCGGATGGCATCGCGGCGCAGGCGGCGCAGTACCTCGCCCGCTCGACCAACGTCACCGCCGCCGGCATCGACATGACCGACCAGGGGCCGCTCGCCAAGATCGACGACGCCGGCCTGCTCTCCCAGGTCAGTTCCTCGTGGAACATCCTGGCGGGCATCGACGAAGGGACCGGCCCCGCATGACCTCGCCCTCGCCCGCGTCGCCCACGCCGACGCAGCTCGACCCGCCCGACTACTGGCAGCTCCGCGCCCTCAGCGCCGACCTCGACCGCGAGCAGACCGCCCTCGCCCTCGTGCAGACGCGCCTGGAGGCCCTCCGCACGCGGCGCGAGGCGCTCTGGAAGACCCTCGTCGAGAAGTACGGGCTCGACCCGACCGCGCCCTACGCCGCGCGCGACGAGGACTGCTCGCTCACCCCCTCGTCGCCAGGAGGCCCGTCGTGAGTCCACCGCCCACTGTGCGCGAGCTGCCGCCCGAGGAATGGCCCCGCCTGGCGGCCTACGAGCCGTTCGCTACGGGGGGCTTGCCCTCGGCCGGGCACTGGCGCATCCTCGTCGCCGAAGTGGGTCCCGACCTCGTCGCCTTCGTCTGCTTGTTCGACGCCGTCCACCTCGAACCGCTCTGGGTGGCGCCCGAGTATCGCCTCCGCCCGAAGACCTTCGGCCACCTCCTCCAGGCGCTCTGGGCCGAGGCGCACCAGCTCCTCACCGACCTGGGCGTCGGCGCGGTGTTCGCCACGGTCGACCAGTCGAACCTGCCGCGCGGCGGGCGCTTCCTCGAACACCTGGGGTTCCACCCCGCGCCCGCGCGTCTCTACGTCGCGACCGTCCCCGACCGACAGCCGGTCCCCGAACGCGCAGCAGCAGAAGGAGCCTGAGCCATGAGTATGGTCGTCCCGTTCTTGCCGCTCATCGCCCAGGGCGCCGGCCTCGTCGCAGGCGGCATCGCCGGCCGCAAGGCGCAGCGCGACGCCGAGAAGCGCAGCCTCGAAGAGCAGCAGGCGCTCGCCGCCGCGCGCGGCATCGGCGGCACCCTCGGCAGCTACGGCGGCCAGTTCCTCCAGACCGGCCAGCAGGCCCTGGCCGGCCCGCAGCGCTACTACGAGACGCTCCTGCACGGCAACCGCGCGGCGATGACCCAGGCGGTCGCGCCCGAGGTCGCGCAGATCACCGCCGCCAGTCGCGGCAGCGAACGCAACCTCGATCGCACCGGCGTGCGCGGCGCGGCGCGCGAGCAGGCGAATGTCGAAGCGGCGCGTCAGCAGCAGGCGGCGGTCGCCGCGTTGATGGGCGCCGTGCGTCCGCGCGCGGCCGAAGCGCTGGCCGGCATCGGTGAGAGCATGATCGGCCAGGGCGCCTACGCCAGCGCGCAGGCCGGCAACCTGCAGTCCTCACTCCTGAGCGAGGGCTTCGCGAACCGGCAGTACGCGCGCGACGAGGGGCGACGCACCAGCGAAGCGATCGGCCGCTTCGTCCGCGAGATCATCCCGAACATTCCGAAGCGGCAGCCGCGCCCGCCGGGACCCTACACCGTGATGGACGAGAACACCGGGCTGCCGCGTCGCACCGACATCTCGGGGCCGCCGGTGACCCCGCCGCCAACCGGCTACGGGCCGCCGGTGACGCCGCCTCCGACGGCGCGCGCGCAGCCGTACGCCTACGCGACCGCGGGGCAGCAGGCGGCAGTCTCGCCCCGCCCCTATCGGAGCCTCTTCGGCACGCCCCCGCTGCCCCAGGCGCCAGGTGCGCGACCGAACGTCTCGACCTACACGAGCTTCCTGCCCACCAACCAGCAGCGGCTGCCGATAAGCCCGCTCTATCCGGGTCCCTACTGACGGTCTGCGATCATGGCCTGGCTCGAAGGCTTGCTCACCGGCTGGTCCGACGCCAGCCGCGACATCCGCCAGGAGGAGTTCCGCCGCGCGGAGCTGCAGAACCAGCGCGAGGAGAAGCTCTACTACACGCTGCTCAACTCGCCCGACCCGGAGATCCAGGCGCTCGCGGCGACCGGCCTCCTGCAGTCCTCGCAGCTGCCGAAGTGGAAGGGGAGCCTCGGGCGCATCCTGGCGGAGACCGAGCAGAACCCGGCCTACGCGCAGATCCTCGCCTCACTCCAACGCCCGCGCACCGTCACCGAGCGCACCTACACGAAGGTCCCGGGCCTGCCGTCGCGCCAGGGCTTCGGCGCCACGCCGACGCCGACGCTGCCGGCGCCGAACAACCCGGCCGGCATGATCGACACGCCGCCCGACCAGACCGGCTCGGCCGCCTTGCCCGCGAACTCGCCGACCGAAGTCGGGGCGCCGCCGCCGACGCCGGTCGAGCCGATGCCGCTGGCCTCGCCGGGTCTCTCGCCGTTCAGGATGCCGCCGCCGCGCCCGCCGTTCTACCCAGCCACAGGGCAGGTCGCAACCGAGGCGCCGATCAGTCGCAGCGCACTCTTCGCGCCGTCGGAGACCGAGCCCGGGCTTGCGCCGCAGCCGACCTTCCGCAGCAGCGAGACCGCCTTCGAGCCGGAGCCGGCGCCCGAGCCGGTCGCGCCCCCGGCGCCGCCGCCACCGCCGCCCTTCGCCTTCCGAGATGTTGCAGCTCCAACCGTCGGCCGGGTCGACGTCGGCGAGCGCACCGTCTCGCGCCTCCCGCGCGCGTTCCCGACGGCCGAGGACCTCGCCGCGTCGCAGACACGCGGGCGCGGCCTCGGCGAGTACGAGTACCTGGTCGAGATGTACCGCCGCGTGGGCGATCCCGACCCGGAGGCCGCCGCAGCCAAGCTGCTGGAGAGTAAGATCGACAGCGACGCCGGGATCCTGCGCGGCAACGTCATCCCCGATCCCGACAATCCCGGCGCGTACCTGCAGCAGATCCTCAGTCGCTCGACGGGACAGGTCCTCCGCACGATCCCGGCTGCGGCCCCAGGGGCGCCCGGGGCGGCCGCGCCGCAGCTGCGCGACCTGATCGCCGCGCGCCGCTACGGCCAGCCCAACGAAGACCCGCGCGTCATCCTGCGCTCCGGCCGTCTCACGCCGAAACAGCTCGACCTCGTCTTCGAGGAGGAGCGGCAGGAACTCGCCCTGCGTGCGCTGGAGCGGGCGAAGGCGGTGTCCGGGGTGGGGCTCAGCACCTACCAGAAGTTCCAGGCGACCGAGGCGATGAGCGGCCGCTGGACTGCGCTGAACCGCCCGGTGCGCGACATGGAGCGTGCCTACGGCGAGATGACCGTCGGGCTCGATCGCTTCACCTCGGATCCGATCGGGGCCTCACAGGCGATCCTGGTCACCTTCCAGAAGATCCTCGACCCGACCTCGGTGGTGCGCGAGGGCGAGTACGATCGCTCGCCCGCGGGCCTCTCCATCCTCGCCCGCATCCAGGGGATGTACCAGCGCTACATCGGGCAGTGGGACCCGGTGGCGCAGCGCTGGACTGGTGGCGGCGCTGGCGTCCCGATCGCCGAGCTGAAAGAGATGACCGAGACGGCGCGCCAGTTCCTGGCCGGGCTCAAGGACTTCAACGAGAACGAGCGGCAGCGGCTCATCGGGCGCGCCGCCGCGCTGGACGTCGCTCCGGCTGACATTCTCGGCCCGAACCTCGGGGTGATCACCGTCCCGCCGCCCTACGGCCAGATCGTCGCGACGCCACCACCGCCGCCAGTGACTCCGCCTCCTGGCGGTGGTGGAGCCGGGCGTGCTGGAGCCGGGGGTGGTGGAGCCGGGGGTGGTGGAGGCGTCACGCTCGACACGCCGATCGTCGTCAACCCGGACGGCACCTACACCGTCAGACCCTGAGCCATGCCGCCGCAGACCCTCCGTGACTACGTCCGCGAGCAGGCCGCGCGCTGGCGCGTCCCGGAGGACCTCGCCTTCGCCGTGATCGAGCAGGAGTCCGGTGGCACGCACCAGCCGGCCGGGGGCGACGTCACGACCTCGTCGCAGCGCGCCCGCGGGCTCTTCCAGCTGCTGCCCGAGACCGCCCGCGGCGAGTTCAATCTCAACGCCGACGACCCGCTGGAGAACGTGGAGGCGGGCATCCGCTACCTGCGTCAGGGGCTCGACCGCAACGCGGGCGACGTTGACCGCGCGCTCGCCTATTATCACGGCGGCCCGAACCTCCAGCAGCACGGGCCGAACACGCAGGCCTACACGCGGGCGGTCAAGGAGAAGTTCCTCGCGCGGCTGCAGCAGACGAAGGCGCCGGCAGCGCGCGCCCCACTTGCCGCCGCCGTCAATCCCGTCGGCGCGCCGCTGGCGGCGGCCCGCGGCAACATCGGGGTGCCACTGGTGCGTGCGGTCGAGCAGGGCGGGCCGCCGCCGCCGCCTGGCGTCTGGGATCGCATCAAGGCCTTCGGCGGCGAGCTGCAGTCGATCGACCCACGGCCCGCCTACCGGATGGCGGTCGACGCCACCCAAGCCCTCATCGACGATCCGAAGGCCGCCTTCGGCAAGGTGCCCGAGATCGCCCAGGCGATCGCCGCCGGCATGATGGAGAGCAGCGGCCAGGAGTACCAGAAGATGGTCGAGCGCTATCAGCGTGGCGACTACTTCGGGGCGGCGCTCCAGGCGAAGAACTACCTTCTCTCCGGCATCGGCGTCGGCCAGCGTCTCCGCGCGGCCGAGGAGTACATGGGCCAGGGCGACTACACGCGCGGCCTCGGCGCGACCGCCGACGTTGCTCTGATGGGCCTGCCGAGTCGCCTCGCCCAGGCGGGACAGGTGCGGGTCACGCCGAGACTGCGCACGCGGCTCCCGCCCGAGAAGGCCGCCGCGGTGGAGTTCGGGCTGCGCCACGACATCCCGGTCGATCTCGGCACGGCGACCGGCGGCCGGTGGGTCCGGCGCTTCGGCTCCGCCATGGAGAACACGCCCCTCGGAGCGCCGGTGCGCCTTGGCGCGGAGCTGCAGCGCGGACGGCGCATCCCGGAAGTCGGGCGCGAGCTGGCCGGGCGGCTCTATCCGCAGGGGGTGACGGCCGAGGCGGCCGGGTCGGGCGTGCGCGAGTCGCTGGAAGACCTCATCACGCAGCGCCATCAGCGCGCCAACGTCAACTACGACCGTCTGCGTCGCATCGAGGCGCTGCCCGCCAACACGCAGTCGATCCAGACCGGCACGCGGCAGGTGCCCATTCTGGGCGCGAACGGCCAGCCGCTCCTCGACGCCTTCGGCAACCCGCTGCCACCGCGTATCGTGCCGATCATCGAGCAGATCCAGCTGCCCGTGGACCTTCGTGTCCCCAAGCAGCGGCTCCGTCCGATGTACGACCGCCTGCGCCGCCAGCTCGCCATCACGCAGCAGCAGGCCTCGCCGGGCCTCCGCGCGCTGGAGAACCTCATGGACGGCCCCGACTTCGCGCCCGCCACGCAGGTCGACGCCGACCTGAGCGTTATCAAGTCGCTCGCTCGCGGTGCCGATCTCCCCGAGCTGCGCGACGTCAGCCAGGGGATTGCCGCACGCGGCGTCGAGGCGCTCAGTACCGCGGTCGACCAAGCGGTCGCTCGTGCCGGCCCCCGAGCTGTCCGCGCACTCGAACAGGGTCGGCGCGCGACGCGCCTCAAGTACGCCACCGCCGAGGTCCTCGATCTGCTGCGCGAGGAGCCGGTGGGCGCCTTCCAGCAGCTGACGCAGCGCGGCGACACGCGGATCAACTTCCTGCGTGACATCGCCGCACAGACCCCGCAGGACATGCCGCGCGTGGCGCGCGCGGTGCTTGACGAGCTGATGGACACGGGCACGCAGCGTGGCGGCTACGAGAGTGCGGCGACGATCGCCAACCGGTGGGAACGCCTCGGCCCGGAGACGCGCAACATCCTCTTCGGCCAGGGGCACAGTCAGGACCTCGACCAGTTCTTCCTGCTGACGCGGATGCTCGCCGAGCATCCCAACCCGAGCATGACCGCGTTTGGTCTCTACTCGACGCTCAGTGGCATGTGGCTGTGGGCGAATCCCGCGACCGGGGTGCCGGCCAACGTCCTGGCCGGCGGGATCGCGGCGCTTCTGAACTCGCGCGCCGGAGTCCGCCTGCTGACGCGCGGTCTGGTCATCCCGGGCGGCACCGCGGCGGCAGCGGCCTGGGGCGCCGAGGCAGCCAACCTGCTCGGGCGCGCGGTCGAAGAGGAGGGTGGCCCGCCCCCACCGCCGTCCGCCTCCGCCTCGTCGCCCTCCGAGGTCACCCTCACGCTCCGCGGGGAGTCGAGTCGCTAGCCATGGCCGATCCCGAGAAGCCGCCCTCGTTCCTCACCGTCCCGAACCGGCCGGCGCCCTACCGCCCGCCCTCGGCCTGGGAGCTGCTCTTCGGCAGCGCCGACCGACCACAGCCCCCCGTCGCTCCGCCGCTCGGCGCGCTCCGCCCGGCCGCCGAGAAGACGCGCGAGATCGTCACCGGGCCGGTCGCCGACTTCGCACGCGGCGCCGCGCCGGGCTTCGGCGCCAACTGGGACTACGAGCCGCCGAAGCCCCCCTACGCGCAGAAGCCGCCCGACACCATGGCCGCCATGCTCGGCGAGCTGTATGGGTCGCTGCCGCCCTTCAAGGCGTTCGGCCTCGGCGCGAAGGCGCTCGGCGCCGGCAGCAAGGTCCTCGGCGCGGCCGGGCCGGTGAGCAGTCTGATCGGCGGGCGCCCGCTCATTCACAAGACCTGGAACCTCTTCACGCACTTCAACCCGCTCGCGACGCGATTCAACCTCGGTGCGGAGCACGCCAAGGGGATCTTTCCGCACGCGATCGGCATGGCGGGCAGCGAGGAGGCCTCGAACCTCTTCGAGCAGGCGCTGCGGACGCGGAACCCACAGCGGTATGCGGACCCGGCACGTCGCCTGGAGCTGGAGCTGGCGAACCAGAACACGCTCGATCTGGTCGACCCGGCCAACTTCACCAAGCGTGACTTCGAGCAGCTATTCCCGCTGCTCTCCGGCGGGGATAGCGTCACCAACGAGTATCTGCTCGGCCGGTGGCCCGGTGCGACGCCGGAAGAGATGCAGGCCGCGAAGCCCGACGCGCTGACGACCCTGTGGCGGCAGGGCGACATTCCGCGGATCCAGCGCCGGCTCGCCAACCTGTTCGGGCATCAGTACTGGGATGAGCCCTTCCAGGCCGGCTTCGACGTCCTGCGCTACCCCGACGCGATCCCACCAGGGCTGCCCAACGCCGGCCAGGCGATGCCGGGCGGCACGTTCTTCGTGCGCAATCCCGGGCTGATCTACGAGTACGGCACCGGCCGATCGATGGGGCGGGTCGAGGATGAAGTCCGGGCGATCAATCCGGCGTGGTGGCTGGGCGATCAGCATCTGCGCTTTGAGCAGACGCGCCCGAGTATCACGACCTCCGGGGAGCCCCACACGTATCCGTTCGCGTTCCCCCAGACTCCGATGCACGACTGGCTGCGGGTGAGCGGAATGGATCCTCTGGCGGGCATGGTTGGGTACATGACCGATCGGGATGCGCGGGTCCAACGCTTCCTGCAGCGGGGGCTGGGGGGTGACGCGGCGAAGCTGGAGCCTCGTCCGCTGCCGTGGCAGCCGTGAGGCGCCGGAGGGTGGCTGGGCGCTGGACGAGGTTGGGGGGAGAGAGGAACGGGGGGTAGTCGTTGTCGTCGTGGTCGTCCATCTCAGGAGTGTAGCGCAGATGGCCAACGGTGAGGAGCAGAGCTGGCTCGACTGGCTCCGCGGGCAGGTGGCCCAGAGCGGGCAGGCGCTCGCCCAGCTCCCCGCCGATGCCTCGCGTCGTCTCGGCCCGCGTGCCCGCGAGGAGCTGGGCGCCCCGCCGCCGCCGCCGGGACCGGCCACCCTCCGCGCGCCGACTCTGCGCGAGCGCGTCTCCGATCGCCTGCGCGACGTCTACGAGCTGCTCGCCGGCCAGCCCGCCGGGCAGGTCAGCGATCTCCTCGGGTCCAACTTCGGCGGCGCCGCGCGCGAGTTCACCGAAGGCCCGCCCGCCGTCACCGAGGGCGCCATCTCGGCGCGCAACAAGCGCTTCGTCGAGTCGGGGCGGAGCTTCCTGGCTGGCCACCCCGGCCCGGTCAGCCGGGAGGTCCTCGCCGACATCCTCAGCACCGTCCCGGCGCGCGAGGCCCACCGCATCACCAAGGACCTGCCGCACGTCCCCTCGCCGCTCGGCACCATCGACGAGATCCTCCGCCCGGCCCCGCCGCCCGGCATGGCGCGCACCTCATCCGGCTTCTACGTCCCCGGGCGCTACGTCCTGACCCCCGAGGCCGAGGCGCGCGTCACCGACCTCACCGCTCGCCTGGGCGGCGCGCTCCCGCGTACCGGCACCTGGAGCGGCAGCCGCGACGAGGAGATGCTCAACGCCTTCGGCGGCCACACCGCCGCCTCGGATACCTTCGGCGACATCTTCGCGGCGCTCTCCACCGGCACCTCCGTCCCGAAGAACGCGCAGGAGGCCATCAAGGTCTGGTACGACGTCCTGGAGCACCCCGACCGCCCGTTCACCGATGCGCGGATGCACGAACTCGGTGTCGGCAACGTCCGCAGCAAGACCGACAACGTCAACCGGGCGCTCGGGCTCTACGACTACGTCCGCCTGAAGCGCGACCTGGGCGGCGGCGTCAATCTCCTCCACGACCTCTCCGGCCCGAAGGTCGAACTCTTCTCCGACTTCCAGGCCGGCCGCACAGCGCTGCCCGTCCCCGACCGCCACTACCTGCGCGGCATCGGCTCGCAGTACGACATGCTCGACAAGCTCTTCCCCGAGCTGGGCGCCATGGTCGAGCGCTACGAGGGCATCCCCCCGCCCAAGCGCGGCGGCCAGCTGCAGCCGCGCGACTACGTGCGCCGGCTGAACGAACCGGTGGCCGACGCGCTGCGCCGCGCCGACCCCGCCATGGCGCAGCGGATGGGCCCGCTCTTCGGAAAGTTCTGGGACGCCAGCCGCGCCTACCAGGGCCAGATGTTCCAGGGCGGCCCGGTCGACATCTACCGCCCGCGCGGCCTGATGGAGCCGGGCGCCATGCTCGACCCGGCCGCGCTTCTCCGCGCCCTGGCCGACACGCGCAGCTGGACGGCGCACGCCCTGGGGGCGGCGCTGGCCACCGGGCTGGGCGCCGAGGCCCTCGGCGGGGCACCGCCCGCCCCACCGCCCCGCCTCCCGGAGGAGGGCTACTGAGAACCGGCTATGGAGGACGCCAGGCGGGCGCCTGCGTCGCGATCGGCGCCGCCCCCTGAGTGGGGGTCAGTTCGACGGCCTCGGCGCTCCTGGGGCCGCCCAGGCCGTCTCGGCCGTCTAGCAGAGGAGGTAGGTCTCATGGGCCTCATCACCCTGATCGTCGTCATCGTCGTCATCGGCCTCATCCTCTACCTGATCGAGGCCTACGTCCCGATGTCACCGCCGATCAAGACCGTCCTGCGGGTCGTGGTCGTGCTCGTGCTCATCCTCTACCTGGTCTCGATCTTCATCGGCGACATCCCGCTGCCGCGCCTCCGCTAGCCAGCGCTCCAGCAGCGTGAGCAGCAGCGCGCGCATCGAGACGCCGTCCTTGCGCGCCTGCCGCCGCGCCCGCTCCCACAGCATCGGCGGGATGCTGTCGAGCAGGTAGCGGCGCGGCGTGCCACGCGCCGTGAACTTCATCGAGTAGGGGCGCTTCGCCATCAGAGCACCTGCTCCTCGTCGGTGCCTTCGTGGCGCACCTGCGCCAGCACGACGTCGCCGACGATCCAGTCCTCGTCCGGCAGGCCGCGCTCCCGCAGCACGGCCTGGTGGATCACGGTCGCGCGCGTGTTCATCGGCTTGCCCTTCAGCTTCCCCTCCTCGTCGATGAACAGGACGTGGCGCACGCCGCCCTCGACCTGCAGCGTGACCATCTCGATGTAGCCCCCGACCAGCGTCTGCAGCTGTTCGAGGGAGAGCGGGCCGGCGAGGGTCTCGACCCGGCCGTCGACGTAGAAGACGGTCGCCATCAGCGCAGCACCAGCAGCAGCCCGAGCACGCCGAGCAGCTGCGCCACGGTCAGGCCCGCCATCCACATGATCAGCTCGGCCTTCAGGTTGGTGAGGTCCGTTTTGGTCGCCAGCTCCGACGTGTCGATCCGGGCGGCCTCTTCCGCTTCGGCCTCCTCGGCGCCGATCTTCAGCAGCAGGCGGTAGAGCGCCATGTTGATCGGCGCGGTCATCGCAGCCCCCCGTTCCACAGCTGCACCGTCAGGTAGAGGAGCACCGCGACCACGAACAGCTGCAGCGCGATGCCCGGCCAGGACTGGGCGAAGGGCTGGCTCACCGTCCACCTCCCCCGTTCTTGTCGAGCAGGCGGGTCACCTGCTCGGTCAGCTCCAGCAGCACAGCGGCCTGCCGCTGTTGCAGGCTCGTGATGTCGTGGAGCATCGTCCGAATCTCCGCGATCCCGCGATCGTGATCCAGCAACCACTGCTCGTGTGCGTCGAAGCGCTCCTCGGGTGTCATCGCAGCACCTTCTCGATGCGCAGGTCGTTCCCCTCCCGCGTCACCAGCACCCACTCGCAGTCGTCGGTGTGGCCGCGCTTCTGCGAGACGTGGAAGGCGCCGCCGCTGCGCTCGTCCACCGCGTGGCAGAAGGGGCAGACGTAGTGCGACCCGGCGGAGGCTCGCACCCACTCGACGCGCTCGACCATGTCGAGCAGGCGCGAGGCGAGGTCGACCAGCCGCGTCTTGCGGTCGGGCGGTGGCGGGTCGGGCGGCGCCTTCGGCGGCAGCGCGGGGGCCGCCTCCACGGCGTGGGTGTCATCCCGGCCCGGTGCGTGCTCGGCCCAGTCGGTGGTCCGCACCGCCTCCCGCGCGGCCTCCTTCCCCGGTCGCTTGGTCGCCGCCTTCCGTTTCACTGCGCTCACTGCACACCTCCGTTCTTCTGCTCCTCGGCCCGCCTCCGGTTGATCGCTTCGAGCGTATCGCCGACCAGGTCGGCCATGTCCTCGGCCAGCTGGCGCAGCGTCTTCCGCAGCACCGGGTCTCTCAGCGCCTCGGTCATGTGCTGCTCCCCGGCGCACAGCATCGCGGCGGTGAGGCCGCAGGTGAGGCGGATCTGGTAGGTCAGCTTCGGGTCCGGCTTCAGCAGCCGGCGCGGCTTGACGAGAGGGGCGCTCAGCGCGCCCCCCTGTTTCCTCGCCATCACCGGGCCTCAGCCTTCTTCGCCCGCCGCCGCGCCGCGTGCGCCTTCCGCAGCGCCTCCGGGTTCCCGAGCGTCTCGCCGCGCGCGCGCCGCGTCGCCATCGCCCGCTGCGCCCCTCGCCGCCGGTTCACCGTCGTCGCCCGGTCGTGCTGCCGCGCGATCACCGCCACCACCTCGGGCGGCAGCACTTCCCGCAGCGGCTCGCCCGCCGACATCTTCTGCAGGAAGACGGTCTCGGCGCCGCCCTCCTCGCGGAAGGTGTCGATGATCCAGGTCTCGCTTCGACCGTAGAAGTCGATGCGGTCGACCTTGCTGCTGGCGCGCACGGCGCCAGGATTGTCGCGCAGCTTGCGCAGCTCGACGCTGAAGGAATCGGTGGGCAGGACGCCCGAGGGGGTCGTGCCCTGGTGGGTCTCGTCACGGGTGGACATCGCGTGGCTCCTCTCCGGTGGTCAGGCCGGATGTTCGTGCGCCCTAGTGCTCACGAACCATATGATGGTAGCACACAATCATATGATTCGTCAAGCCCCCTCGAATGTCGAGGAATTTCGCGCCGTCTGGATCAGGCGATGACGCGCTGCAGGTCGCTCCAGTCCTCGCCGTCCTCGTCTTCGATCGGCTCGGCGACCCACTCGCTCTCGTAGCCCGGCACGACGATCTCCTCCATCGTCGCCCAGTCGTTGCCGGCCTTGGCCGCCACCCCGATCGCCACATGCGCGCCCGGCCGCCCCCAGCTCGCCGGCAGCGGCTGCTCGACCACCGGCCGCTGCATCTCCATGCAGACGATCTCCACCACGCGGTCCCACAGCCGGTGCGGCACGTCGAGCAGCATCGAGTCATGGACCGGCGCGCGCAGCGGCGTCCGCCCGAAGTAGGCATTGCCGATGTAGCTGCTGGAGTCCCGATCCGCGAACAGCCGCAGCAGCGCCTCGATCAAGATCCCCGCCGCGATCGACTGCGGGTAGAACGCCAAGACGCGCTTGCCGTCCTCGCCCAGGCTCACCCGGAACCACTGCCCGTTGATCTCGATGACCGGCGGCTCCTGCCCGAGCTTCCGGCACTTGGCGACCAGGCGGTAGTACTGCGTCGTCGTCAGGCGCTTGTAGTTGTAGACCGACCAGAACCAGTGCTTGTAGCCGAACGGGTGATCGCCGGGGCCTCCGAGGTAGTGCTGCCGGCCGGCGCGCTCCTGCGTGCGCGTCTGCCACGCCGCGACCTTCGGCGCCATCTGCTCGAAGATCTTCGCGTAGCGCTGCGCGGTCGCCTGGGTGGGGAAGAGGTGCGGGAACTGCAGCTGCATCCCGGGCACGGTCAGCCCGTACGCCCGCCCGTGGATATACCTCTTCGCCGGCTCGTAGATCTCGGGGTGGTCTTTCTTGGCGGCCTTGAACAGGGCGCGAAGCTCGCCGTCGCTGCGCCCGGGATCGTACGGCTCCCCCAAGACATGCGTCACGAGCGCGCCGTGGACGCCGAGCTTCGCGAGTCGATAATACTCCGCATCCTGCGCACACCAGCCGGTCTCCACGCTCTCGATCGCTGCGAAGTCGACCTCCAGCAGCCGACACCCCGGCGACGCGACGATGCACTTCCTGAAGCCGGCCGCCAGCCCCGCCGGCCCGCCCTTGTCGCTGACCACGTTGGTGATGTTCGGGGAGGTATAAGACAATCGCCCGGTCGAGGGCTTGAAGGTCGGCACCGGATGCAGGCGGTCCTCCGCGTCGAGTCTTCTCTCCGTGCCCTCGACATAGGTTCCCTGCACCTTGCCGATCGCCCGGTAATCCAACAGCGCCTGGTAGAACGGATCCTTCGTCGTGCGCGCCAGCCGCTCTAACGTCTCCCGGTTGGTCGACTCTTCGCTCTTGGTCTTCTTGGCGCGCCCGGGCCGGTGCTTGCGGTGCTTGATGTAGCTGAGGACCTGGGCGACGCTGTCCGGGTTGAACGGCTCCTGCCAGAACCAGCGGGTGACGGTGGCGACGACAAGATCAACTCCAGCCCGTAGCGGTTCACCAGGTTGTAGATCTTCCGCAGCTGCGGGGCGTCGGCCGGTCGCTCCAGCGCCCACCGATTGAGGATCGCAACGATGGCGCCGATGGACTTCCGTTGCGCCGCACGCGCGGCAGACCAGGACCTCTCGGAGGACGAGCTTCTCGACGATGCGCGCTTTGGCATACAGCTCCTGCTTCAGCTCACTGGTCGGCTTCCCCTTCCGCTTCTCCCCCTTCCGCGTGAACGCGCTCGCCTTGACATGCAGCACGTTGTCGAGCGGCCGGCGCACCAGCCCCTGCTTCGGCGTCAGCGGCGCCAGCGCCTCGGGCACCAGCGTCTGCAGCAGCTCGACCCGCTCGCGCGCCTTCTCGGCCAGCGACTGCTTGAAGGCCAGTAGTCTTGGCCGGTCGACCTTCACGCCCACCAGCTGCGCCGGCCGCAGCACCTCGGTCAGCAGGCGGTGCGTGTGCCGCATGGCCATCGGGTACATGCCCTGGTCGACCAGGTCCTGCACGATGCCGAAGCCCACCCGGTGCGTCTGCAACGCGTCGATCGCGCCGTAGCGCGCCGGCTCGCTGTCGGCCAGGTGCTTCCACGGGCCGAAGTCGCTGTAGAACGGCGCGACGAACCCGAGGCCCCGCGGCACGTCTGACTGCAGCTTCTTCCACAACCACATCAGGTCGACGGCCTTGCCCGAGTCCTCCTCGCCGAGCAGCGTCGCCTTCACCTGCCGGATGAAGTCGTACTCGCGGTTCCACATCCAGATGTGCCCCGGGCTCGCGTAGAGCCGCCGCAGCTCGTCGAGGTACGGGCCGGCGTGCGGGACGGTGACGCCCTCGTCCGGGTGGCAGGCGACGTTGTGCCGCAGCAGGTGGAAGCTGACGTCGTCGGCGCCGATCTCGCCCTCGTCCTGGCCGCCGGCCTTGTCCGGCGTCTCGACGTCGCTAGAGATCGGATAGGCGCCCGGGTCCTGCGTGCGCGCGGCGACCACCTGGTCGACCCAGGCGCGGAACCAGTCGATCGGCGGGTCGACCACCAGCGAGTGGTTGCTCACCGGCGCGCCGCTCGTCCGCGCCTGCTCGGCGCGTCGCAGGTCCCACAGCACGGTGCCGATCAGGTTGGTCGCGCCGCGCTGCAGGAAGCTCGGGTGGAAGGTGGGCACGACCCAGAAGCGGTTGGTCGGGTCGCGCAGGATCGCCCCGTGGAAGTCCTGCACCTTCAGCTTCTTCTTGTGCTCCAGGCCGAGCACCCGCCTGAGCGCGCTCATCCCCATCGGCACGACGACCTGCGGG